GGAAACAAGTAACTAACTGGACTTTAATTTAGTATTACGCTTCAACAACTTCCGGAGTTGGTAATACTATTGAGATTACTGCATCGGTATCTCTTACTACTTTAGGTAAGTTACCTGAGGAAGTATATGACTTGTACTTTGACCAGCAATTCATAGTCTCAAGTGAAGACTTCATTAAGTCGAACGCTTTGTCGTGAGAATAAGTAATTTGATTACCGTTCTTGAACGTCACTTCGATATTTTGACCTTTACCGATTAGCGATTGACGAACAACGAATCTTTTTGATTTTAATAGATTTTCCATAATTTTTGTTTTTTAAGTTATTTAGTTTGTTATTTAGTTTACGTATATATTATCTTTAGAACTTCGTTTTAAGTTTGTAATTTAAATCTACTCGTGTAAATTCTTTTTTAGTACAGAAATATACGTTGAATGTAATGCTTCTAGAAGTCCACTGGTAGTTACGTTTCCGTTACGATATTGGTTTAACTCATCGATTAGAGCAATAATTTCAAATTCCTGATTTTTAGTAAGTTTTTGCATAGTTTGATATTTATTAGTTACGTATATATTATCCAACGACAGTCGTATTAAGTTCGTATAAAAGTAGGTTAATTATTAAGTAGATAAAAATAGTTGAGGAGTATACCACCGTCACTCTAACTGACAGATTGTCATATTATATAAAAAACAATATATAAGTAAGGTCGGAATACAATTCGGCAAGATCTGACGATAATAGTTAAATAGTAGATCGATCAATGGAACACACAAAGTGAACCATTTCTAAAAGTGTGACATTAGGTTGTTAGACTAAGATAGTAACAGGCTATTGTCACAGTTTTTCAAGAGCTAATCGAAGCGCGTCAATCTGTTCTTGTAAGAACTTGTCTGAATCTTTCTTGTCGATAGTATCTTGATAGTAGAATGTATCTCTCTGGAGATCCTTTAGTTGTTCTAGTTGTGCTTTAAGCACTGTCATGATTTGTTTTCTAGTAGTCATAGTAATTTAATTAGAGGTGAATGTTATAGCGATAATGCCTGGGATGATCCACATAGGTGAGATAAACCCTGTTCCAACGATCATAGCAGTTACTATTGTGCCTGATCCTGATAGGAAGAATAAGAATGATTTGAATGATTGTTTCATAGTTTAGTTTTTAGTTACATGTATATTATCTTTAGTGTATCGTTTTAAGATTGTAGATTATAGTCTCATATCTCTACAGAATGCCGGAATATTTCCTGAATTAGTATACGATTTATATTTAGTGAAACAATTCATACTCTCGAATCTATCTTTGTGAGTAGTATATACTTCGTCGTGATTATAAGATACGACTTCGTTTTTCTTATTCGTGAAGGAAATAATATTATTCTTTCCAATTAATGATTTTCTGATAACGAATCTTTTAGTAGTAATTTGCATAATTTAGTTTATTTAGTTTGATATTTATTTTGATTACGAATATATTATCTATATAAAGTCGTATTTAGTTTGTATAAAATTAATAAGAGTATATGGAGATCTATATATGATAGAAGAGGTAGGGGTGGGTTAAATAGTTTGACTTTAGTAGAAGGGGCTGGGGCTAAGAAGAAGGGGGGCTATACCCTACTCCAATATTTACAACAACAAAAACTATGACATTAGCCTATTAATACTAATAGTAACAGGCTAGTGTCACACTATTAAAAAATACTTTATCAATGTGACTATACTTGTAACAACTAACCAAAACCAAAACAAATGACCTATTATTACTACAAGACCAGTACACTGAATACTGGGAAACCTTCAGTTACTGAAGATAAACTAGCAGAATGGAAACATTTGGCTGAAAAAAAGAACTGGAGAATAACCCAGTTAGCTAATGGATACTACCAAACAGAAGTCAACAATCCAAACGATCCAGAAAAATGGGTCGACGTTACAAGAAGAGAGACTATCGATGGGGCTGAGGCTGCTATCAATGGCAGTGTCGAACACTTTAGTAAAAAAGTGGAATTCCTTAACGGACCAAAAGTAATAAAGACCTTCTAATGAAGGCATCGACAATTTAATTTAATTCAATACAATAAACATTATGGAATACAACTTACCAAGTGAATTGGTCAAGAACTTAGACTTCGGTGATGAAGCTAAAAACAGAGTCATCGCCGGAGTTAATAAGTTAGCACTAGCCGTTAAATCCACACTGGGCGCATCAGGTAAATGCGTGATATATGAAGATGGACGAGGCAAACCGGTCATAACAAAAGACGGAGTAACCGTTGCAGAAAGCGTAGTCTTATTTGATCCGGTCGAGAATATGGGCGCTACACTCATTAAAGAAGCAGCTCGCAATACAGTAAAAGAAGCAGGTGATGGTACAACCACTGCTACTGTATTAGCTGAAGCGCTTATTAAATCTATAAATTCTGCCGTCGCTGCAGGATTATCAATCAGAGAAATAAAAGATGGGGTTAACGTTTGCTTAGATGAGGTTTTATCTATGCTAGATGAGATGTCTGTTGAAGTTAAAGGTGACATGCTAAAATCCGTGGCTGCAATATCATGTAATAACGACGATGAACTTGGAGTTATTATAGCTGAAGCTTACGAAAGAGTAGGGAAACATGGAGTTGTCCTTATGGAAGAGAGTGATTGTGAAGATACCTACGTAGATGTAGTTGACGGAGCCCAGATAGATTGCGGTATCACATCTCCACACTTCATTACAAACGCGGAGAAGCACTTAGCAGAACTAGACAGCCCATATATCCTTACAGTATCTTCGGAGATTCCTAACGTACGTAAGATTCAATCTGTATTAGAGCATGTTATAAAGAGTAATCGTTCATTACTTATAGTAGCTCAGGTTTCACAGCAAGTTAAATCTGCTTTACTGATGAATAAAGTTAAGGGTAACATAAAAGTTAACATAATTGACCCACCTGGGTTTGGTCCTACACGTAAAGATGCTATGGAAGATTTGGCTATACTAACAGGATCTACCGTAATTAACGAAGAACTAGGCGATGACCTAGATTTAATCACTCCAGAGCACTTAGGTGAGGCTGAATTTGCAGTTACAAACGATAAAACAACTGTTTTTACTTTAAATGAAGTTACAGCGGGTGTTGAAACTCGTATTAACGAACTAGAAAAGCAAATTTCTACAGAGCAAAACGGTTTTATAAAGAAAAAATTAGAACAAAGGCTAGCAACTCTCTCAGGAAGCGTCGGTATTATAAAAGTTGGGGCTAATTCCAAGGTGGAACTCAAAGAAAAGAAAGATAGAGTTGAAGATGCTATATACGCAACCAAAGCCGCACTGCAAGAAGGCATAGTTTCAGGGGGTGGTGTTGCCCTCCTTGATGTTTCCGAAAAAATTTCTTCCGCTAACGCGGGTGCTTCCGTACTTTCAGAAGCATTGAAAGCACCTTTCATAACTATACTGGGTAATGCGGGCTTAGACCCTCAAACCTCTGTAGGTGAAGGGCTCGGTATTGATGTAGTTACTGGTGAAACAGTAGATATGATCCAAGCTGGGATAATAGATCCGGTTTTGGTTACAAAATCGGCGCTGAAAAACGCAGTGAGTGTAGCTTTAACTGTTATGTCCGCTGATTGTGTAATCTCAAATATACGCATCAATGAAGGCAATTAACGATTATATAGTTGTACAACCTATAAAAGAAGAAAAGAAAACTTCTGGTGGACTTTTACTTACAGACGATACTGACTTGGATAATAGATACAAGAAAGCTTTGGCTATATCTGTGGGTAACTTAGCTGATATTATAAATGAAGGTATGGTTGTTATGTATGACCAACACGCAGGTCATGATATAGATTACGAAGGTGAGCTTTACAGGATTATAAAACTAAGAGATATAGTATTAGTAGGATGAGGTTGACTGCTCAAGACTTAAAAGATAGACATTTACTTAAGTATTATAGGATAGTTCGGAAGTGGGCATGTAAACAGAATGACATAAAAGATGCCGACTTAGAACTTCTTATATACTTAAACTGTTTAAATAGATTCACTAGAGATGATTTTATTAAGGGCGTATACTCGTACTCTTGGGATAAGAAAAGATGGGATAGATTAAGAGCCACTGGGTGGATAGAACCTTGGAGACATAGGAATAGAACTACAATTAAATATACTGTTTACAAAACGTCATTTAAGTGTAATCATATGATAAGTAGGATATACAGGATACTACTAGGTGAAGAAGATGTACCTGTATCTATCACTAACCCCTACTATAGTAACAAATCTTATACAGATAAGGTTATGAACAAGGCTATAGACGATATGATTAAAGATAAAGACAGATGAAAAAAAGTACTCCTATATTTAGAAAAAGCTTAGACAAAGGTGTCTTAGGTGAGGCAAACCTTGATGGTAGTGTATACATAGATAAATCTATTAAAAAAGGTAGCCAGTTAGAAAAAGACGTTATAGCTCATGAAGAGTTTCATGCTAAGCAAATGAAAAACGGAGTACTTTCATACAGTGACAATAGTGTAACATACAGAGGAGTTGATTACGAAAGGAAAGATGGTAAGATAAAATACAATGGAAAGTTTTACGCAGAAGGAAGTGATATATTCCCTTGGGAGCAAGATGCTAACCAAGCTATAGATAACAAATACTTCGATGACTACGATTATTCAGAGTTTAAAAATATGAAACCTCCTAGTGATAACTCCTTTGATGCTATGCTCGAAGTTAAAGCTTTAAATAAAATACCTCTAAATAAAGATTTTGTTAAAAAGTATGACGACATAGAACGAGCGTTTAAAGATTTAGCTAAAAGAAAAAACATAAAAGATTATGATGAGACTGTGGCGTCTGAGCTAATACAGGAGTCAGCTCCAATAATACTAGACTTAAAAAACCACTTCAACAGACCAAGACCCAAAGAGGTTGCTGGTAAAATAAATATATCTATGCAGGATATAGAGATGGATTCTATGAAGACTAAATCTTATCCGTCAGGTCATTCAGCTCAAGCTTTTTTAATTTCTCTAGTTTTAGGTGATTATTATCCTAGTAAAAGAGACGAGTTTAAGAAGTTAGCTAAAAAAATATCTTACAGTAGAAGAGTAGCACACGCTCACTACTTCAGCGATAGCAAGTTTGGTGAGCTAATAGGTAAGTCAATGTATAAACACATCAAATCAAAACAATCATGATGAAAAAATCCCCAGCCAAGATGGCTAAAAAATCTCCTGCTAAGATGGCTAAGAAGTCACCAGCCAAGATGGCTAAACCTAAGAAAAAAGGTAACACAAAGAAAGTTGTTACTAGAAGAAGCGGAACAGTTGTAACTAAGTCAGTTAGAGACGGTGGTTCCTTGGGCGTTAGAAAATCCAAACGTGTTACTAAACCTGACGGCAGTTCCAAGACTAAGTCTACAATCAAAAGGGGCAGCTCTACAATAAAATCAAAGACAGCGTATAGTGCTGATGGTGTTGTTGTAAAGAGAAAAAGTGTAGCAAAGGATGGTTTTGGTACAAAGACTAAGAATAAGTCTACCACTAAAGCTAATGGTTCTTCAAAGACTAAGTATGCAACTAACGTTAAAACTCCCGGTAAGACTTACGTACAAAAAAGTAAAACAAATGCTGCCGGTAAAACTGTAGAAAAGACTAAAGAGTCTAGACTAGGTAAGAACAAATCTAAGAGTACATATAAGCGAAAGTGATAATCTAAAAGTAAATAAATGGGACTACTGCAGAAAGTACTTTCTTCTGGAGCAGGTAAGCTTATTAAAGATGTAGGTGGGGTCTTAGACGACCTCACTACTTCTAAAGAAGAAAAGCTAGCTGCACAATATAAAATTAAAGAGTTAATATCAAACCACGAGCTAGAATTACAAAAGCAAGTTTCAAATAGGTGGGAGGCTGATATGAAGTCTGACTCTTGGTTATCAAAAAACGTTAGACCGTTAGTTTTAATTTTTTTAGTTGTATCAACGGTATTAATGATATTTATTGATGCTGGTGCTATATCTTTTAACGTAGAACCAAAATGGACTGATTTATTACAATTAGTATTAATAACAGTGATCGGTGCTTACTTCGGTGGTAGATCATTAGAAAAAACAAAAAAGTAACAATTAAATTAAATCAAAATGAGTAAAAAAGAAAAAGTAATAGACTTAAAGCCTAAGGCAGAAAAAGTATCTGAAGAGCAATTGTTAAGACTGCAACAGGCTGTTAGTAACACTAACTCTGCACAGTTTGAAATCGGTAAGATAGAAACGCGCAAGCACATCCTACTACATGAGCACGCCTCATTGCAAGATGTTATAGTTAAGCTACAAAACGAACTGACTGAAGAATACGGTACCTTTGATGTGAATCTTCAAAACGGTATTATAAACTATGCTAAAGATGAAGAACCACGTAATTAGAAAAATCACTATAGGTAAGGATTACAAGAACGACTCTATGCACTACTCAGTAGGCCAGGAGGTCTACGGTGGTCATACTATATGTGATATACTAGAAGGTGAAGATAAATACTCTATATACATTAGAAAGGAAGATGTAGTCATACCCTGGAAAGACTTCAATAAAAATATGGCTATATCAGTTGAATACAATCTAAAGTACTAATGAAACCTACATACGATTTTATAGTTAGACCAAAAGGGGATAGGTATAATAACTCTATTAAGGTAGGCGACAGTAGCTTGATACTGAATACTGAAATATTCAACCATCAATACGTTAACCGTATAGGTGTGGTAGATAAAGTACCTCTCTATAATCCTAACAATTTAAACATCGGTGACGAAGTATTAGTACACCACAATGTGTTTAGACGTTGGAATAATGTTAAAGGTAAAGAAAAGAACTGCAGAGGGTTTTTAAATGAAAACGAATATCTTGTATCTAAAGATCAGATATTCATGTACAAAAGAAGTGAAGCTTGGTTAGCAATGCCAGGCTTTACTTTTGTAAAACCTTTAAAGTCTATAGATGTTTTCAGCGAAGATCAGGAGAGACCTTTAGTTGGTGTTGTTAAATATTCAGATGGGACTTTTTCACCTAATCAATTAATTGGCTTTAGACCTAGTAGCGAGTATGAGTTCGTTGTAGATGGTGAAAGGTTATACAGGGTGATGAACAATTTTATTACAATTAAATATGAATATAAAGGAAACGAAGAAGAGTATAATCCAAGCTGGGCATAAAGCTGTTGAAGAACTCATTAAGGTTGCTAAAGAAGCTATTGTTGATAGTGGTGATGACATCACAGCTGATAGGCTTAAGAACGCTGCAGCAACGAAGAAACTCGCGATATTTGATGCGTTCGAAATTCTTAATAGAATACAAGAAGAAGAAAACGCTTTAGATCAAGTAGAACAATCTAAAAACCAAGTAAACAAACCTAAGTTTCAAGGGTTTGCAGAAGGGAGGAGTAAATGATGTACGAGCAATCATTATACAAGACGATAGAACCTATCAAGCTAACTACTATAAGTAGGCTCAACAAAGGTAAAAAGTGGAAGTACGGATATGATAGAGATAGCGACATTGTAGTCATATCAAAAACAGGACAGATAGGTGAAATATTAGAAATACAAGGGCTAAAAATAGCTCTACCTAAGGTTCCTAAAGATGTTTTTTCTGCATCTAAAAATAAGTCTCAACAAAGGTGGCGTAGATTTGAATCTAACGAAGCTTTTAATAAGATCAAAACTAGATTTGACTGGGACACTTACCCTAAAGAATTTAAAGAGTTCCATTACTCATATATAGACCAGGAGTTTAATAGAAGAGATAATGGTTTTTGGTTTATGAATAATGGTAAACCGACTTACATTACCGGTAGTTATTACATGTATCTTCAATGGAGCAAGATCGACGTTGGTGCGCCCGACTTTAGAGAAGCTAACAGGCTTTTCTTTTTGTTTTGGGAAGCTTGTAAAGCAGATCAACGTTGTTACGGTATGTGTTACTTAAAGAACAGACGTTCAGGTTTTTCTTTTATGAGCTCAGCTGAAACCGTTAACTTAGCTACGTTAGCAGGTGATAGTAGATTTGGAGTCTTATCAAAGAGTGGTGGTGACGCTAAGAAAATGTTTACTGATAAAATAGTTCCAATAAGCTTAAATTATCCATTCTTTTTCAAACCAATACAAGACGGAATGGATAGGCCTAAGTCTGAACTAGCCTATAGAATACCCGCTAAGAAGTTTACGCGCAGAAAGATGGGTGTAAATGAAGAGCAAGACGATATGGAAGGTCTTGATACTACTATTGACTGGAAGAATACGGGTGACAATTCTTATGATGGTGAAAAGCTAGCGTTACTAGTACACGATGAAAGTGGTAAATGGGAGAGGCCAGATAATATACTGAACAACTGGAGAGTAACTAAAACCTGTTTAAGGTTAGGTGGTAGAATAGTAGGTAAGTGTATGATGGGTTCAACCTCCAACGCTTTAGACAAAGGTGGTGATAATTTTAAAAGACTTTATGGAGACTCAGATGTTACAAAAAGAAATAGAAACGGTCAGACTAAATCTGGTTTATATTCTTTGTTTATCCCAATGGAGTGGAACTATGAAGGATTTATTGACCAGTTCGGAATTCCAGTATTTGATAACCCAACTGGGGACGTATTCGGACCCCATGGCGAACTAATAGATATAGGTGTTGTAAATTACTGGGAAAACGAAGTTGATGGTTTGAAAGAAGATCAAGATGCTTTAAACGAATTTTACAGACAATTCCCAAGATCTGAAGAGCATGCTTTTAGAGATGAAACAAAAAACTCTTTATTCAACTTAGTAAAAATATACGAACAAGTAGATTATAACGAAGGAAATAAAAACTCTTCAGTTGTAACTACTGGTAATTTCCAATGGGAAAACGGAGTAAAAGACACTAGAGTTTTTTTCACACCAAACCCCGCGGGTAGATTCAAAGTTAGCTGGGTACCGAGTGGTGGCATGCAGAATAACGTGATACTTAAGAATGGTGTTAAATACCCAGGTAACGAACACATGGGAGCATTCGGCTGTGATAGCTACGACATATCAGGAACAGTGGATGGTAAAGGATCTAAAGGGGCTTTGCATGGACTTACTAAGTTCAGTATGGAAGATGCTCCAGCAAATACTTTTTTCTTAGAGTATTTAGCTAGACCTCAGACCGCTGAGATATTCTTTGAAGACGTCCTAATGGCACTAGTATTTTATGGGATGCCAATACTCGCAGAAAACAATAAGCCTCGTCTATTGTACTATTTACGTAGAAGAGGTTACAGAGGTTTTAGTATGAATCGCCCAGATAAGATATGGAATAAGCTTTCGGTAGCAGAAAAAGAAGTTGGTGGTATACCTAACTCAAGCGAAGACATAAAACAAGCTCATGCCGCTGCTATTGAGATGTACATAAACGATCACGTTGGCTTGCTTCAGGACGGTACCTATGGTACTATGTATCTTAACGATACTCTTAATGACTGGAGCAAGTTTGATATAAATAAAAGAACAAAGTTTGATGCCTCTATAAGTTCTGGTTTAGCTATCATGGCTTGTAATAGGCACATGTATAGACCAAACCCAGAAACTAAAAGGCAGCCACTTGGTATATCAATATCTAAGTACAAAAATACCGGATTTAATTCAACAATAATTAAAAGATAAATTATGGCAGGGTCTGCGATAACAAATTTTCCTTCTCAAGCTGTTAGCGATTTAGAGAAGATGACAGATGAGTATGGGTTAAAAGTTGCTAGAGCTATCGAATACGAATGGTTCTCAGGTAATACATCCAAATATAGAAATAATTTTGATAATTTCCATAAGCTTAGACTTTATGCTAGAGGTGAACAACCTATAGACAAGTACAAGAACGAGCTGTCTATAAATGGTGACTTAAGTTACTTAAACTTAGATTGGAAGCCGGTACCCATAGTACCTAAGTTTGTAGATATAGTGGTAAATGGTATGGCTCAAAGAGCTTATGAAGTTAAAGCTTTCTCTCAAGATGTTAATGGTACTAATAAAAGAACCGAGTACATGGAGTCAATGCTTAGAGATATAAGATCTAAGGAGTTTAACGAAGCTGCCAATAAAACTTTTGGTGTTGACTTATATGAAAACGAAAAAAGTAAAATACCAGATACAGAGGAAGAGTTGGCTTTACACATGCAGCTTAGTTATAAGCAAGCGGTTGAGTTAGCTGAAGAACAGGCTATAAACGTATTAATGGAAGGTAGTAGGTACGATCTTACTAAGCGTAGAGCTTTGTATGACTTGACTACCATAGGTATAGGTGCTACCAAAACAACCTTCAATTTTAGTGAAGGAGCTAAAGTAGAGTATGTTAATCCTGCTAACCTAGTCTACTCTTATACAGACTCCCCTTATTTTGAGGATATATACTACGTTGGTGAGGTTAAAGAAATACCAATAAATGAACTAGTTAAAGAATTTCCAGAGCTAACAGAGCAAGACATAGAAGAAATAGTAAAAGGACCTAGAAGCTCTATGAAGAGCTATCAGGGTAGTAACTCTAACTATAATAGTAAAGACCGCAATAAGGTTGATGTACTATACTTTAATTATAAGACTCATAAAAACAACACTTATAAGTTAAAGAAAATGGGTACTGGTGCCGACAAAGTTATACAGAAAGATGATACATTCAATCCTCCAGTTAACATGGAAGGAGATTTCTCTAAGCTAGAGAAGGTGATAGAGTGCATCTACGAAGGCGTTTTAATATTAGGTACTGATAAGCTTTTAAAGTGGGAGATGGCTTCTAATATGATGAGAAGTAAATCTAACTTTGATAAAGTTAAGATGAATTATAGCATCGTTGCACCTAGAATGTATAACGGCAAGATAGAGTCTATAGTAAGTAGAATAACTGGTTTTGCTGATATGATTCAACTTACGCACTTGAAATTACAGCAAGTAATGGCACGTATGGTTCCGGATGGGGTTTACATGGATGCAGATGGTTTAGCTGAGATAGATCTTGGTAATGGTACCAACTACTCGCCTCAAGAAGCTCTTAACATGTTCTTCCAAACAGGTTCCGTTATTGGTAGATCGTTAACTGCTGACGGAGATCAGAACCCAGGCAAAGTACCAATACAACAAATACAAAACGGCTCTGGTAGTAATAAGATGCAAACCTTAATACAGACTTACAACTATTATCTACAGATGATAAGAGATGTTACAGGTCTTAACGAGGCTAGAGATGCTTCAACTCCTGACAAGAACGCTTTAGTTGGTATACAAAAAATAGCTGCTGCAAACTCAAATACCGCTACAAGGCATATACTTCAGTCTGCACTTCTTTTAACAGCTGAAACTGCAGAGGCACTATCGTTAAGAATATCAGATATACTAGAGTACTCACCAACTAAAGAAGCTTTCGTGCAGTCAATAGGAGCTCACAACGTAGCAACTCTAGAAGAGATAAAAGAATTACACTTGTATGATTTCGGTATATTTATAGAGCTAATGCCTGATGACGAAGAAAAGCAAATGCTAGAAAATAATATACAAGTAGCCTTAGCTCAGAAGCTTATAGATTTAGACGATGCTATAGATCTTAGAGATGTTAGAAATATAAAACTAGCTAATCAGCTTTTAAAAATAAAACGTAAAAAGAAAGCAGATAGAGATCAACTAATGCAGCAGCAAAACATACAAGCTCAATCGCAAGCAAATCAACAAGCTCAACAAGCAGCGGCTCAAGCTGAGACTCAGAAAGACCAAGCTAGAGCTAGTATAGAAGCTCAACTAGAAGAAACAAAGAACAAGTTAAGGATTGATTATTTAAAGCAAGAAGCTTTGGTGAAGAGACAGTTGATGGATCACGAGTTTGAAATAAACCTTAAGCTAAAAGGTATGGATAACGAAGCTAAAGACAGAATAGAAGAAAGAAAAGAGTCAACAAAAAAGGCTGAATCACTTAAAAAGTTTGAATCATCAGGTAATGATGTAATGGGAGGAGGACTCGGTTTATAGAGAGTTTTAATCTGTTTAGTAATTATATAATATTTTATTATGGTAGAAAATGAAAACAATACGGTTGACGAAACCGTAGATCAAGAGGTGACTAAAGTTGATGTGTCAAAGTTTAAAAGCAGTGACAACGACGATGTTATCAAAGTAGATTTAAGTAAACCACTAACCAATGAAACTGAAGAAACAACAGCTGACCCAGCAGGAGTGGTGGGAGGCAATGAAAACGCCGGAGCTGCAGAAGAGCAAGAAGAGGTACAGCCGCAAGGAGAAGTACAAGAAACAGAAGCATCAGTACTAGAAGAAGTAACAGACGAAGAGGAAGAAGACATAGAGGAACAAGTTGAAAAAGCTGTTACAGAGTCTGAAGCTACTGGAAGTCCTTTACCAGAGAATATTCAAAAGTTAGTTGACTTTATGGAAGAAACTGGTGGAGATATAAACGATTACGTAAGTTTAAATAGAGATTTGTCTAACTTAGATAACTCTGAGATACTAGACGAATACTATAAGAAAACTAAATCTCACTTATCAGCATCTGAAAGAGAGTTCTTACTAGAGGATAAGTTTGGTTTTGACGAAGACATAGATGACGATAAAACAATACGATCAAAAAAAATCGCTTTAAAAGAGCAAGTTGCTGAAGCGAAAGCCTATCTAGACGGGCAAAAGTCTAAATATTACGAAGAGATCAAAGCTGGAAGTAAGCTCACAAGTGAGCAAAGTAAAGCCGTAGATTTCTTCAACCGTTACAACAAGGAATCTGAAGAAAATAAGAAGCTTACAGACTCAACCAAGAAAGTTTTTCAACAAAAAACTGACAATCTATTTAACAGCAAGTTCAAAGGTTTTGACTACAATGTTGGAGAAAAGAAATATAGGTTTAATGTTAAGAACGTAGATCAGGTTAAACAAACCCAAAGTGATCTGAATAACTTTGTGCAAAAGTTTTTGAACGAAGACAATCAGATGAGTGACGCTAAGGGCTATCACAAGTCTTTATTTACAGCAATGAATGCAGATGCCATAGCTCAACATTTTTACGAGCAAGGTAAAGCAGACGCAGTTAAAAGCAATGTAGCTGATGGTAAAAACATTAATGTAGATCCTAGGGGCATGCATGGAGGTGATCAACCTGGTGGTTTAAAGGTTAGAGTATTAGGTGAAGACTCTAATGATTTCAAGTTTAAAATTAAAAAAAGAAAATAATTAACTTTAAAATTAAAGAATTATGGCAATTTCAAATGGGTCGTTACTAAACAAAGTACCGTCCGCGCAACAACAAGCTCTAGCATCTAATTATATTGACTTCGCAGGAGGTCAAACTGGATGGGAGCAACAGTATTTACCAGATCTTATGGAGAAAGAAGCTGAAGTGTTCGGTCAAAGAACTATTTCAGGATTCTTATCGCAAGTTGGAGCTGAAGAGGCTATGACAGCTGATCAAGTTGTATGGTCTGAACAAGGTAGATTACATTTATCTTACGTTGGTACAGTAGCTACTGCCGGTGATACTAACGGTACATTTACTGTAGTAAGTGATATTGATGGTTCTGCAGATGGTGAAAATGGTTTTGCGGTAGCAAATCATGGTGTTCGTGTTAACGATGTAGTTCTTGTAGCTACTGCTGGTATAGTTACTAAATGTTTAGTAGTTGAATCTCCAGCTTCAGCTGTTCTATCTCTTGAACCTTACGATAAAGCTGATTTGACTGGTCATGCTACAACTGCTAGCGGATCTGTTTTATTAGTTGTAGGTTCTGAGTATGGTAAAGGTCAGTCTTACAGTGACATCACTGGTACAGCTGCTGCTAGTAAAAGAACTGCTCTTGCACCTACTTTTAAGTCTTATAGTAATAAGCCTATCATCATGAAAGACTACTATGAAGTGTCTGGATCTGATGCGTCTCAAATTGGTTGGGTTGAAGTTTCTGGTGAAGAAGGTCAAAACGGTTACTTGTGGTATTTAAAAGCTGAAGGTGATACTCGTGCTAGATTTACAGATTACTTAGAAATGTCTATGCTTGAAGCTGAGAAAACTGTTGCTAATTCTATCATTGGTTTTGCTGATGGGCAAATCCGTGGTGCTGCTGACGGTGGAGCTGGTTCTGCTGGTTCTGAAGGTTTATTCGCTGCTATTGAGTCTAGAGGTAATGTTACTTCTGGTATATCTGGTGTTAACGCTGCTACTGATTTAGCTGAGTTCGATGCTATCTTAGCGGAGTTTGACAAGCAAGGTGCTATTGAAGAAAACATGATGTTTGTAAATAGAGCATCGTCTCTAGCTATTGACGATATGTTAGCTTCTATGAATTCTTACGGAGCTGGCGGTACTTCTTACGGAGTATTTGACAACGACGAAGATATGGCTTTAAACTTAGGTTTCTCTGGGTTCAGAAGAGGTTCTTACGACTTCTACAAATCTGACTTCCGTTACTTAAACGATAAAGCTACTAGAGGAGAAATCAACAGAGTTGCAGGATCTGCGGCTATTAGAGGTGTTATAATCCCTGCTGGTACTTCAACTGTTTATGACCAATCTTTAGGTTCGAATCTTAAACGTCCTTTCTTACATGTACGTTACAGAGCTTCTGCTACAGATAATCGTAAAATGAAGACTTGGGTTACAGGTTCAGTTGGAGCTGCTACATCTGCTTTAGATGCAATGCAAATCCACTACTTATCTGAAAGATGTTTAGTTACTCAAGGTGCTAACAACTTTATGTTGATGAAGTAGTATTTATACTTAGACTGGGGCTTCGGCCTCAGTCTTATTTTTTAATTTTTATTATATTATATTATGGCTAAAAAGCAAACAAAACCAACAGCAAAGAAAGAAGTTGTTGTAGAACAAGAGGTTGTGGAAGTAATGGAACAACCAACAATTACTAAATCTACTAGAGTTGAAAAGACTAATAAAGTCCTCAACGATGGATGGGAACTGAAAGATAGAATTTACAGATTAAAAGGCAATAAAAAACCTTTATCAAGATCTATTAAGTCAGCTAACATACACTGGTTTGATGAAGAAAAAGGCTACGAAAGAGAGCTAAAGTATTGTTCCAACCAAAGAACTCCGTTTGTTGATGAAATGGTAGGTGACCAAAGACTAGAACATATTGTGTTTAGAAATGGTATGCTGATCGTAGAAAAACAAAAAGTTGTTTTACAGAAATTACTATCCTTGTATCACCCAGACGTTAGCACTTTATTTTACGAAGAGATGCCAGTAGCTAATGCTGTTAACGAAATTGAGTGGTTGGAATTAGAGATAGAAGCATTGAATGCTGCTAGAGATATAGACATTGATTTAGCTGAGGCTGTTATGCGTGTTGAAATAGGCTCTAAGGTGTCAGAGATGAGTTCTAAGGAACTTAGAAGAGATTTGATGCTATATGCTAAGAGAAACCCAGAATTGTTCTTAGAGTTAGTAAATGATGACAACGTTGTTCTAAGAAACTTTGGTATTAAAGCAACAGAACTAAACATTATAAAGTTATCATCAGATCAAAGACACTTTACGTGGGGATCTAACGATAGAAAACTTATGACAGTTCCGTTTGACGAACACCCGTATTCCGCACTTGCACAGTGGTTTAAAACTGATGAAGGTATGGAGGTATATACTAATATTGAGAAGCGGTTATCTTAACCGCGTCTCTTTAATAACAAAAAAGTAAAAAGCGTCATTACAACCCGATGACACACTGAACAATTATAAATTTTTTAAAAGATTGAAAAAATGGGAAGAGTATTTTTTAACACAAGAGTAAATTTAGACACGACGAATTGTACTGGCACTGACACTTACGTTATGTTAGCTAGCGACACAGGTAAAACATTTATGGTAAGCGGTGGTGCGCAAGCAATAACGTTACTACCTGCAGCTGATATGATAGAAGGTTGGCATTGTAGATTTGTAACTTCAGCGTCTCCAAGTGGAGATAAAACTATTGGTGCTGGGAGTGCTGTAGTAAGCGGCTCATGTCAAGATGCTGGTAATGGTGTTGGTTGCGGTACTGATGGTACACCTGTGACTAATATTATTATAGAAGCTGCTTCACAAGCTGGTAACTGGTTAGATATATTTTGCGATGGATCTGCATATTACTTTAATGCTTCTGCAAGTCAAGACGCAGCATTTACTACGTCATAATAGCTTAACACTAAATAAGCATAAACCCTAATCCTTGAACTTTAAACCTTAATTCATAACAAATTATTTATTAATTATTAAACAAAAACAAAATGGAAAAGTATTTGTATTTCGCACAAGGCGATGGAGCTAACGCTACTAGTGAAGCTGTAATGTACCCTGTATCTGCGTTTAGAGGAGCTGATGTTGCCGCTGATTCGGTAGTGTTATATTTCAAACCTAGTGCGATAGGTGATGCAGTCGCTACGAGTGATGTTAATGATAAAATTACATTAACAATAACTGATGGTGATCAAAAAGCTGTATTAAAAGCAATTGCTGAAGCAATGGTAGGATCAAACTTGAAATCACCTTTCACAGTTATTGCAGATGAAGACAATGGTGTATTCGTACACTCTAGTATTACTGTGTGTGAAACTGTATTAGCGGCTTAATCACTAAGTAACTTAATATTAATAGCCATCCTTGCGGGTGGCTATTTTTTTTGCCCAATAGTAACTCCTCGCTTTACTATGTAACTATAATATTGTAAAATAATATGATATGAAATCAACAGGATTAGGTGACACAATCGAGCGTATAACACGTTTCACAGGTATAAAAAAATTAGTGGACTTTGTAAATAAAGAAATATTAGGCAAGGACGATTGTGGTTGTAATAAAAGGAAGACTTGGCTTAACAGGTTGTTCCCTTATAAAAATAAATAATTATGGCAATAAGCGTAGACGCGGTACATCAGCAGGTTTTGGCTATAGCTAATAAAGAACAAAGGGGATATATAACACCTCAAGAGTTCAACTTATTAGCTAAGAAGGCTCAGCTTGATATATTTGAATCTTACTTTCAAGAAATTAGAAGTAATCAAATAAGACCTGGTAATAACACTGAATACAGTGATCAATTAGAAATACTTAGAGAAAAAATAGCTCCTTTTGAAAGGTATAAGCAAGCTATGTCAGCTGTATCTGGTAACGAGCTAACACTGCCTACTACTACTAAAGTTCATAAATTAGGCCCAGTATTTTATACCGCAACAGGTGATACAGGCCAAACCGTAGTAGATAAAGTTGAAAATGAAGACTTAGAGTATATGCTAAGAAACCCTAAGACTGCTCCTACTAGTAGAAGACCGGTGTATATCAGAAAGTCAAGTGTAATAATAAAGTTATTTCCTTCGAGTCCTATAACAACTTATAGTACTTCTAATGTTACTTGTGATTATATAGCTAAACCTAATGACCCTAATTGGACGTACGTAGTCGTTAACGGTAAAGCATTATTCAATGGTTCTAGCGCTGACAAGGAAGACTTCCAGTTACATGCTTCAGAAGAAGGTAAGTTAGTTAATAAAATATTAGAGCTGGCTGGTATAGTTATAGAAAAACCTAGACTAACTGAAGCTGCTCTTAGAAATGATGCTATAAACGAAGCATTTAAAAATAGATAATTATGGGACTTTTAAGCGCAACTCAAGAACAGTACTACGATTCAACCAACAAAGGTAATTACCAATTTGTAAGTTTAGACGAAATAATAAGCTCTTTCATGGTAGTTTACGTAGGTGAAGGTAAGATATTAACTAAAGTTAACAGAACAGACGTTCAGTTTCACGGTATGAGAGCTATACAAGAGTTATCATACGATGTTTTAAGATCGCACAAAGCTTTTGAGCAAGAAGTGCCAAGCACTCTAGTAATGCCATTACCTCAAGATTATGTCAACTATACTAAGATAGTTAGAGTTGATGGTAAAGGTATAGAAAAACCTATATACCCTACTAACAGAACTTCTAATCCTTTTCCTATAAGCCAATCAGCTGATAATGCATATCAATTTAGCGGTGGTAACTTGTCAGTCCAAGGCACTGATACTAGTGATTCAAACCCTTATAATTCAGATACTAGAAACAATTTTAGCTCTATAGAAGCTAACAACGTTGAGTACGATTACGATGACGCTGATATTTTAGATGAACATTTTATGGGTCGTAGATACGGCTTAGATCCTCAGCATGCTCAAATAAACGGTACTTTTTTTATAGATAATTCTACAGGGTACATACACTTTAGTTCTGACTTAGCAGGTGAGACTATAACTCTTAAGTACATAAGTGATGGACTAGGTACAGACAGTGAAATGATAGTTCATAAGTTTTGTGAAGAGGCTATATATAAACACATAATGTATGCTTTGGTTTCTGGAAGATCAAATATACCTGAGTATATAGTAAATAGATTTAAAAAAGAAAGATTTGCAGAAACTAGAAAAGCTAAAATTAGACTTTCTAATATCAAGATAGAAGAGTTTACCCAAGTTTTAAGAGGGTTAAGTAAACCTATTAAATAATAACTCATGGCAGAAATAAAACATTCGTTTCAGGCTGGTAGGATGAATAAAGATCTTGATGAAAGATTAGTTCCTAATGGTGAATATAGAGACGCTTTAAACATAGAAGTAAGAACATCGGGTGACAGTGATGTAGGCGCAGCTCAGACTTTGTACGGTAATATAGAAAGACTACCTGCAGCAAAAGATAGTGAAGTTAATGCTACTGAACTATGGACTGGAGAGAAAAGTTCTTTCACCGGTTCTATAGCTGATGAAAGAAACAATAAAGCTTATTTTTTTGTAGCTTGTTCTCCTATACCTAGAACTACTATAACCTCTATTGATATAGTAAACGAAAAAATATACAAAGATATGATTATCGAATATGATAATGTATCTAAAAAAATAGAGCCTGTATTTGTAGACATATTTAGAGTAGATCTTCCAGGTATTAGAGCTCACTCTGCTAATGTGTTAAACCTTCAAATACTAAAGCTAAGCACTAGTGATGCAGCATTGATAAAGCCAGGCATGAGTGTTCAAGCTATAGATGATACTGGTCACAACTTATTGAATCCTCAGTACAGTATTTCAGCTAATGGGCAAAGTGATATTAAGGTATTGTCAGTACTTTCAAATGGGAATGTCTACTTGAATAAGTCAATAGATTATATACCTCCAGGTAGTAATGATATAGCTTGGATTTTTGGTGGGTTAAAAACAGAACACGTACTTAACTTTACTAGAAAAGATAAAGAACAAAGAAAACTAATTACAGCTGTAAATATAGTAGATGATTTTTTATTTTGGACAGACTATAATTCAGAGCCAAAAAAAATAAGCATAAATAGATCTAAGAAAGGTACTCAAAGCTTTGACTCTTACACTGAGTTGATGCTTGATAATACAGATTGGAATAGTTCAGGCTTAACATCAGTATCCAGCTTAGATCTTGGTACTCATCCGACTGAGGCTAATAGAGGTAATGCTAAAGAAGAGCATATCACCGTAATAAGAAAAGCTCCTCGTACTGCTCCTAAACTTAACATGTCGTCTTACAAGGATGGCATAGAAAAAGATCTTTTAGGTACTTTCTCGTTTGACTTAAGCTCTAGTGAAAACGATAATATATCACAGTTTGAATCTCAAGATGAAATTACTATTAATACATCTTCGCTAGATGCTGTATCTGTAGGTACTACTCTTATATTGGAATGCAAGAGCGTTAGCCCAACAGTAGGCATGGTGGTTACAGTGTTAGAAGCTCTAGATGGTAGTGCTTATAAATGTACTATAGAAAGTCATAGTACTGGCCTTGAGAGTAATATTCACGAAGACTGGTCAATAAGAGTAGAGCAGAACAAGCCATTGTTTGAATTAAAGTTTGGTAGATTTTCTTATAGATATAAATACCAAGATGGTGAGTATTCTACTTTCGCACCTTGGTCAGAGTTGGCTTTTATTCCTGGGCGTTTTGATTACATACCTAAGAAAGGTTACAACTTAGGAATGGTTAATACCGTTAGGTATTTAAGAGTTGAAGAGTTTGTACCTAATCACAATCAAAGACCTGATGATGTTGTTGAGGTTGATATTCTATATAAAGATACTACGTCACCTAACGTGTATGTGGTTAAATCTATAAAAAGAGATAGAAACCCAGAGTGGAATGAGTCTAATGGTAGCGAGCATGATGGAGTTTTAAATGTAACTTCTGAGATGATACATAGAACGCTGCCTTCATCTCAAACTTTAAGATCTTGGGATAACGTACCTAGATACGCTAAGTCGCAGGAGATAACAGGTAATAGACTTTTGTATGGTAATTATGTGCAAAACTATAATGTCAACCAACCTATAGCGGTTAAAACAGGTTTAGAATCTTTAGAGCACAAGCTTGACCCGAGGGTAGCAATATCTTCACTTAACGAACCTACAGCGTACTGGCCTAGCAAGTCAGTTAAATCTATTAGAAACTATAGAGTTGGAGTTGTGTTTGGAGATAAGTACGGTAGAGAAACTCCAGTACTAGGTGTTGGGGGTTTAATACCAAGTACGACTAACATAGACTCTCATGTGCCTGAAAGCTTAAATATTGAAAAAAAATATTCAGCAAATAATAATAAAATAACAGCTCAAGTTGAGTGGGGTAATACAAACCCATCAAACTGGATGGAGTACTACAAGTTCTTTATAAAAGAAACATCTTCGGAGTATTACAACTTAGTCATGGATAGGTGGTACAACGCTGAGGATGGAAATGTATGGCTATCGTTCCAGTCTTCAGATAGGAATAAGTTAGACATAGAAACCTACTTAATACTAAAAAACGGACACGGTAGCCAAGAACCCGTAGAAGAAGAAGCTAGATTTAAGATATTAGCAATAGAAAACGAAGCGCCTGATCATATAAAGACTACTAATAAAATACTAGGAGCTCAATTCTTATCTTCAGACTTTAATGTGATAACTAGCCTACACGAAACTATGATAGCATCTTTTGATGAGTCACAGTGGAACAACGTATTTAATGGTATCAGTTTTGAAGGCATTGGATACGCTAGAGTTAGAATGATTAAAGGTACCGATATAAAGCATTCTCAATGGGTTAAAATATCAAGAATAAATAGCATAAATTACTCTGTAAGTCTAATTGAAACTATAGGCGAATCTGCTAATATAGTAGGTCTTTTTGGAACTTCATCAGGAGTTACAGTTGAGTTAGAGATAAAAGACGCCGTAGTAGAAAACAGACCAGAGTTTGATGGTAGATTTTTTGTTAAAATATTTAGGGACTCTATATTGTCACAATATGTACTGGGCGAAACTCAAGATGAAGTAACGTATGGAGTTAAAAATGCTTTTCAAGCTGGTTATGTTTATGATGAAAAAACTGGTAACGCAAATCAAAACGCAGCTCAGCAAGGTGATTGGACTACTGGGTCTCAAGTAGGTACGATATACGGTGGAGGAAGCTATGTTTGGGATGGTAACGGTATAACTTCCGATGATGTTACACATCTAGGTACTTGTTCTAGAAAAGTTAATACAAAGAATTTTTGGACTTGGTACCAATCAGATGGTCCTTTAGGTAGTAACAATACACCTAGAAGTCATACGTGGTTTTTAGATGATACTAAAGTAGCTGGAGAATATTTCGAACCTCAATATAATGATGCAGACGGCGGAGAAGTATCAGGTTCGTCATCAGTGGTTGAGCAGAATAGAAATAATGGATTAGATGAAGGGGCTTACTATAGTGGTCAACCTGTTAGTGGTAAGTCTAAGATGACTTTCTCTATAATATCAAACAGTCCACCTAACGCACAGACGATGCCTTTCATGAACTCTATGACTACCATCGGTACTTACTTTAGGTTTGCCGCTGATCCTAATAAAGAAGTTTACCAAGTGATTGGCGCTGGAAATCTTTACAAGAACCACAATTACCATTACACTGATTTTTTACTAAATATAAATGGTACTGGCTGTCAGAAATGTGAAGAGAGCGACCACTGGAGTTGTTTTAGACAATCTTTTATAACTAGATTTGCTAAGGTTAGTGATCCTTTACAAGGATTAGATACTAGTGCTTGGGATCCTAGATCTGCAATACCACACGATGGTAAAGCTGCTATGAACATACAGATACTAGTAGCTAATATTGATCTTGCTGAACCTTTAGAAATAGAAAACAATGATAATGCTATATGGGAGACTGAACCTAAAGAGAGTGTTGAGTTAGATTTATACTACGAGGCTAGTGATGCTTTACCTATATACTTAAACCACAGTAACAATAAATCATTCGTACCTTTGAACTCAACTGTTAGTAGGACTACTACAGGTGGGCTATCTACTCCTTTTCATATATATTACGGTATTGGGCAGTTTTTTAGAAATACGAAAATAATAGTTAGTAATATAGCTAGAGATATAGTTACCTTGCTTAATGTTGGTACTGTTGAAAATCAAGTAGCTCAATCCCAAGGTAGTGCTAAAGCTCAAATCAGTATAGGTGAGAAACTAAAGTATACCCACAGCAACGGTATGGTTACTGAAACAGAGGTACTAGATCACTGGAACTCTAATGGTAACCTTAACCAAAGCTATAGCCCATCTGAAGAAATAATACTATCTATAAGTGAGGCTAAAGTTTTAGCTTCTAACCCTTCAAGCCCTAGGGTATTAACTGTCTCTGCGAGTGAGACAAATATATCACATACAGGCGACCCGTTATTTAAATCTGACGGGTCTAGAACATGGGAGGTTATAAGTGAGAATATACCTAGAGGAACTTTTGTAGTCTCTAATAATCAACTTGATTATTTCAACAGCGTTACAGAAACTTCGCTAGATCCTATAAGTAAAGGTATACAACCTAATACTAGTACTACTACATTGTATCTTATAAGGCCCGGTGAAGAAGATTCTTTAGGTTTTATAACCTCTGCACCTCTCACACTTTTTACATGGCAAACACAGGATGTTATTTTTAGAGAAGTCACTGGTAATTTTAGATTAAAGTATGATACTTATAAAAGTAAAGTTACCTTACCTTGGTTTAACTGCTACTCTTTCGGTAACGGACTAGAGTCTGATAGAATTAGAGACGACTTTAATGCGCCTACTATCGACAATGGATGCAAGGTCTCTACAACTCTAGATGTATATGGGGAAGAAACCAGAGGTAGTGGGTTGATATACTCAGGTATATATAATTCTAATAGCGGCGTTAACGCTTTTAATGAATTTAATATGGCTGAAAAAGTAACTAAAGATCTTAACCCATCGTACGGTACTATACAAGCTCTAAAATCTAGAGACACTAACGTAGTTGCTTTTTGTGAAGATAAAGTGTTAAGAATATTGGCTAACAAAGATGCTTTGTTTAACGCTGATGGTAATGTAAATGTAACTGCCTCGTCTAACGTACTAGGTGATGCAACTGCTTTTTCTGGAGATTACGGAATATCTTTAAACCCGGAGTCACTGGCGGTTGATGGTTACAGAATGTATTTCACTGATGTTCAAAGAAGAAAGATATTAAGATTGTCACAAGATGGTTTAACTCTAATATCTAATAACGGTATGACCACTTACTTTAGAGACACATTGCAAGGTACTAAAGATGTTCTAGGTACTTTTGATGAAGTTAAGGGTGAGTACAATGTGACTATTGGTTATACTCCAAACAGAAATATAACTAAGCCTAGCCAAACAGTTTCGTTCAGCGAAAGAGCAAAAGGTTGGTCAAGCTTTAAGTCTTTTATTCCTGAAACTGGATTATCTATAAATGAAGAGTATATAACTGGTGTTGAGTCAAGACTATGGAGTCATCACGATGAAACAGTTAACGCTAATACTTTTTACGGTACAAAATATAACTCAACTATAGACGTAATGTTTAATGACGTGCCTGGTAGTATCAAGACATTTAACACTATAAATTATGAAGGTACTCAAGCTAAAATATCTAAATCCTCTGGAGACGGAGAATACTACAATATAACAGCTAAGGAAGGCTGGTATGTTGAGTCATTCAACACAGATAAGCAAGAAGCATCTGTCTACGACTTTATAGAGAAAGAAGGTAAGTGGTTCAATAACATAACCGGCTTAGCAACTACTTTAAAAAACCTAGATACATCTGAGTTTTCAGTTCAAGGCATTGGAAATGTTAGTTCTGTAAATGCTCCTGATGCTCCTACGTCTGTAACATTAACAATAACAGAAAACAACGATTAATATGGCTTCATTATTAAACTGTTCTTTAACATCAAACTCTGTATCTCAAACGATATTATCTAACTCTGATGATATTCCAAGCTTAGAACTAATTATAAAAGCTGATGCAGGATTTGAGTTTATTCTAGGAACTAGCGTAGACAATTTTACTTACACACCAGATCCTAGTCATATAAATAAAATAGCTGGAGTAGATTTCGAGGACTTCATAGAAGATGACGAAGTTTTTATAAAAGCTATTATAGATATTGTAGATAGTTATACTATAAGTGCTGACGAGAATTTAACAATAGACATAGGTGGTAGAGCGGTTGAAATAGTAGTGCTTAAAAACTACCTCGCTGGTTTAGTATTTAATATCGATGGATATGGAGTGGATTATTCTGATCTTAGTGAAAAGCCAATACCTAACGTTGGATTCCATTCTCAGTTTATAGGAAATAAATTTAACTTTAGAAACAGGAAAGGTAGTTTCATTAAGTTATCCAACTCTCAGTCTGTGGACTTTACAGCTGACATAGTTCTTAACGAATTAGATTGGGACGGTGATGTCAATGAAACAATCGATGTTCTAGTACCTGGGGAAGAACCTCCAAATATTGGAAGTTTATTTACTATTAACTCACAGACAGGGGTTATGTATAACAAGTTCCAACTACCAAATGGTGGGTGGAAAGGTAATATGGTGCTATTAGAAGATACTCAGATTGATCCCGCTCTTTGGAGTGAGTATCAATTTGGTGGCAGCCTGCACACTGAATACGTACAACAAAATAACAACTCTGGCTCTGGAGGGCAGTTAGCGCTTCCTAATATAACATCACTTCAATTAATGTACCAACAAAGAGATATTTTAGAAGCAGCGGAAGGCTTCACTGCTTTTTTAGATGAAGTTTATTGGTCATCAACTGATGGTAGTGGTATAACATTTGCTGACGAAGGTTACTTAGCCGAGGTTTTTGAAGACGATGGAACTGGCTTAGGTAGAGCTAGACTTATTTTTAGCTTTACAACAGAGGCCACATTCGTAAATCAACAAACCGCAGATAAAGATTTAATAGCTTTTAGAGGATTTCAAGACATTGTACCCGGTACGAGCTTAGATGTAGCAGATATAACTTTTTATGCATCGTCTAGGACATTAGGCTTACCTGAAAGTTATTTTGGTGCTTATACATCGGCTCCTGTTTTAGAGGGTATAGGTGGTTCTGATTCTCAACCGTTCAGTTTAAGCTTGATAAGCGTTACTACTCAAGAAAGTAGTCAGGGGGTTTCATCTACAACACAGTATAATTACAAGTTAAGATACGAAGCTCCTGAATTCGGTTATGACCAGCCGTTCAACCAAGAGTTGTCTTACGCGGATACTATTTCTTACATGGAAGATCAAAACGATTCTATAGGTGGTGCTAGCTACGTTGGTATTGTGTCGGGTGATATAACAGCTTATCAAGAGACAGGCAGAGGGGTTTCGTATGTAATCGATGATATTGACTTTGGGCTAGATCAATTTAACTTAGGGTCTACAAACATCATACCCGCGGATGGTATAAATTCGGATAACACTAAAGTTGCTATTATCAAAGGTACTCCTGGAGCTTCTTTCTCAATATCACTACAAGAAACTAGCGTTGTAGAAAATGTTATAAGTAGATCATTACTGCCAACTAACAGTTTCTTTGGAGGTTTAATACCTGATATGCCTAGAGGAGTCGTAGTAATACCAGCTAGTGGAGAGTATAAATTTAAACTACCCAACGTTAGTAGTTATTCTGGTTCTGGGTACAAAGAGTTTGAACTAACTGTTAACGCATTAGGGCGTACTACGATCGGTCTTAGCAATAGGTTTACAAAATCTTTTACTACTAGTCCTAATCAACTTGGATCTACATTTGTAACTACTATAAATCAATATGCAAAAGTAGGTATTTCTATAGCAGCAGTTAAACACAGTGGTTCTACTTATGTCTCTAGCTACAATGTATCCGATATAACAAGTGTTGGTATACTTGGATCTGCAAAAACAGGTATAGCACTATCTAACGTTATATCTAATAACTTACCTACTGCAAATAGTGATACTCAAGAGTTTGAAATAAGAATAACTAAGTCTGGTACTTTTAGTATTGCTGATGACTATACTTTCGATTCTTCCAGCTTCGTACCTACTATAGAAAATAATGGAGATGTTGTAGTCTTTTCCGACTTGACAGCTGATATAGGTAATGGACCTAGTGACGGTACAAATGACAATGACTATGCTAATATAACAGGTAGAATAACTTATGAAAAGTTTGGTAAGTATACTCAAACTTACACTGTAGATTTAACTAAAATATTTAAACACGAATAATATGGCTAGCATAACATTAATTTTTAGTAGTGAAGTAAATTCCTCTGTACAGGTAGGTGATACGGCTTATTACTGTAAGACGTCTACAGAAGATGGTTTTGAAACAGCTGATAACAATATAACTCTTATAGGTTTAATAACGTCTATAGATCAAGACACTAATACTATAGTCTGCAACGCGGATCCTTTCACAGCTTCAAGCATTCCAAGTGATAATTCATTCATAATGTTCAGTAAAGACAACGCTGTTAACATGTCTTCTCCTTTAGGTTATTTTGGGCAAGCTAAATTTGTAAACGACTCTACAATTAAAGGAGAGATATTTGCAACCGCATGCGATATAGAGGAGAGCAGTAAATAAGATCTGATGACTGTGATTATATTACTAAATCAAATATAATTATATGCCTAAAAATGAATTGTACAAAGCTGGGAGCAGAGAAGTAGCTCTAAGTAATAGAGAAAAAATACAGGGATTACAGAATTTACTAGTAGAAAATGCCGATGGAGTTAACATTGTAACTCATCAGAACTCTGAGATATTTCCATTAGAACATACGTTCGCAGATAGTATCTACATTAGACAAATGACAATGAACAAAGACAGTTTAGTCGTCGGAGCCATACATAATCATTTACATGTATGGTTTTTATTGTCTGGGCATATAACTGTAGCGACTGAATACGAAAGCTTAGAATACTTAGCACCATGTTACGTATTAGCTACACCTGGAACTAAAAGGGTTATACATGCAAATGAAGATTCAGTGTTTGTAAACGTTCACAAGAACCCAACAAACAATCAAGATATAGAAGAGCTAGAGAGGGAAATCGTCTCAGCAACATTTGAGGAGTACGAAGAATACATTAATAAAAAATAATAAAGTATGTCGTTTTTAATAGCAGGAGCAGCAGTAGTGAATGCCGGTGTAGGTATAGCAAGTGCAATAGGTTCTAGGAAAAAAGAAAAAAGAGCACGTAGACAAGCTGATAAAGCTAGAGCCAGAATGGAAGAGCAGAAGGCAGCTTTTGCTGATCTAGATACTAGTAACCCATATTTAAACATGGAGAATACTATGGAGGACTTAACTGTCAACCAGCAACAAGCGCAGTTTGAAGCGCAGCAGTTTCAACAGTCTCAATCTAATGTACTAGATAGTATGCGAGGTTCCGCTGGAGGAAGCGGAATAGCTAACTTAGCTCAGGCTATGGCTCAACAAGGTCAACTAGCATCACAGCGATCATCAGCGAGTATAGGTGCTCAAGAATCTACTAACCAAAGATTAGAAAGGCAAGAGGCTTCACGTATACAAGGTATGGAAAGGCAAGGAGAGGTTATGTCTAGAAATATGGAAAGAAACAAAGTATCTACACTGCTAGGCATGGAGCAGAGTGCTGTCGCAGGGTATGAAGATCAAGCTGCTGCATACGATGCAAATAAAATGGCAGGTATTAGCTCAGCAGTTAGTAGTGTCACTGGTAATGTGGACTCTATCGCAGGACTTTTTAAACCTCAAGGGACCTAACTAATAACGACTAATTAAATAAAAGATATGGCAGCAGATTCAACACTAGTACAAGGTGCTTATAACGTTAGCAAATACAGAGGCAGAAGGGCTGATCAAATTACGGCTCAGATAGGAGCTAACGTAAATGCAGATATAAGAAGGTACAAAGCAAAAAAAGATAAAGAAAAACTTATTAAGCAAGGAGAGTTAGATATATTTAACTCTAATGCTACTTCAATACTAGACAATCCAGAGCTAAATTCTGCTACTATTGGCCCTATGGTTGATCAACTAGAGATATATAGAAATCAATTTATAGAAGCGCAAGAAATGGATGGCGTTGACAGCAGGAAAAGTAAAGCTCTCATAAGTAAAAAACTACAAGAGCTTGAAGGTGATTTTGTTTCATTTAAAGAGAATAGAATTTCAATTGCAGAAGCTCAAGGAGGTCAATCTACACAACCATCGTGGAGTGAGAGTATAGATGAAGATACTAAAAAGTTCTTAATAGAATATATCAGTCCTGATTTTGCAGGCGTTATAGGTCCTGATGGTAGACTCGGAGCCATAGGTCCTAAGGGTGAATGGATTTCCCAGTCAGCTATAGAGAATATTGTTGAAGATAACATTGTAGATTTTCAGTCGAAAAACGCTATTACAGACCTTAGAAACGAAGCTATAAAAGCTGGAAAACAACAGCCTTCTAACGTTCCTTTCGATAGCGAAGGTGTAAGAAATAGAGTGCAAAATATAATAAAGCAAGGTAACATGAAGTCGATAGTCAACGACCCTATGTTTGGTAACTTACCGTTTAGCGAAGAATTAAAAGATAACCCAGTATTGATGGGGTTAAAATATTCTGACTTAGGTATTGAGGCTAAAGGTAGTGATGACATCGTAAGCGCTGATGACAATCTATCAGAAGAAGACAGAAGAGCTGTTGCTGATGCCTTTATAGGTACAGATGACAATCCAGTACTAAACGAAATCCTTGAAGATTATTTTGTTAAGCATATACAAAAGAATTGGAAAACTCAAAACAACGCGGTTAAAGCAGCAGAGGTGAAAGAGGAACAAGGTAAATTATCAAATCAATCTACTGTTGTTTTTAGAGACTCAGCAGGTAATGAAGTTAAGTTCTACGACATGCAAGAGAATGATATTACTAATAGCAGCTTAGTTAAAGGTAATGACTATCTAGACATTGATGGCAACGTTTATAATTACGATGGTAAGAGTATGGTACCAAAAATTGTTGGGGACGTAGACGAAGATGGCGTGTATGTTCCTGAAGAAGCAAGTGATAATACTAAAAAGAAAAAGAAAAGTCTATTAGTAGGTAAAGTCCCAGCTTTCAGGTCTAGATTGAAAAAAGACTTAATGGTTAATTACGACAAGGTAACTGACGAAGAGATAAGCTCTTATTTAGAAGATACTAAAGATCAACCAACTACTAGCCAATTTAATACTGCCAACTTTCAGCAGTGGTTAAAAAAAAATAGAAAGTAAAATAATACATAATAACGGGTAACTAACGAAACAGTGATGAAGAAATACAACTTGAATGGCAGGGTCATATCAGTAAGACCTGAGCATGAACAACAATTTTTAGAAAATAATCCTACTGCGACTCTAGTAGTGGGAAATCAAGGGGACTCCAATCAGAGCGCGAACGTGGAGTCTCAGACATCAGCGCAAAATCCACAACAAGAGAGTACGGAATTAAAATCGGTAGATGGTTCTTCGGAGTCACAAGAAGAGCTTAGTTGGAGTGAAGGCTTAATTGAGTTCGCTAAGGGCTTTGCTGACCCTGACGAATACTCTCAAGCTTATGATTTTATTTCAGAAGTACCAGGTAATATAGTCAACAGTCTAGAAGTAATGTTAGAATCTGTCAACAATGCTATGATGGATGCTAACAAGAGAGTTGGTGAAGCTACTGGTATGTTTGATGCTTTAGAAAGCTTGAGTGACTATGATAAGGGTTCTACATCTGAACTTATAGATAAAGAGATAATAAAGAGCTATAATAACATAGATAAAATAAAGGCCGAAAGAGGTGATACTGGTAAGGGTTTTATAAAAGGTTTGAAGGGTGAGGGATTCGCAGATGTGATCGGTGCTACATCATCATTTATAGCTGGTACACTAGAAACTATTATACCAGCTATGCTAACTAGAGGTACGTCTTTATTTCCTCAAATAGTAGCCCCAATGTATACGGAGTATAATGCAACTAAGGCGAAAGCTTTGTATGGTGACAACGAAGAGGCTATAGAGAAACTTGTTGAAAATGATGAGTTAGAAATAATGGTACCTTTAGTTCTAGGTACCGCAGCAGTTGGTTTGGAAAAGGTCGGGTTGGAAGGTATAACTAAGTACGCTTTCGGAAAGAAAACAGCTAGCAATTTAACAATTAAATTACTAGGTACTATGAGTACTGAAGGTACTACTGAATGGGCTCAGAGTGGTATAGAAAAATTCAGCAGTTCAATTGCAGAGCAGAAAGATATTACACAAGCTTCAGCTGACGCCTGGGATCACTTGCTTAGTGAGGAAGGAGCCGAGGCTTTTTTATCAGGCTTTATTGGTGCAGGTGGTTCTGCTGCTGGAGGTAGAGCTATAAATAGAGCATTCACCAATGACGCTGAATCTTTAAATACACTCAACAATGTAGCTAATGAAATATCTAGCCTAAATGAGAAGAAGCAACTCACTAAAAATAAGGTAGCAAGAAAAGCGATTCAGACTAGAATAGATGATTTGTCTTCTAAGCTAAAAACGTATGTAGAAAATAATAGAGGCTTAAAGAATTACATAACAGAAGAACAAAGATCTAGTTTGATAAATTTAATGGAGAATAAAGATGACTTAACTAGTCAAATCTCTGATCTTCAAAAAGAGCTAGATGCTGGTAGAATAACTGGCAAAGAGTTTGACGACTCCACAAAAGGATTAAGCGACAAAATAAAAAGCATAGACACTAGTATATTTGATATAAAGCAAGAAGCTGTTAAAATTCAGTCATCTAAACTTGTTGAAAAGGTAAAAACAAAAATATCAAGCTTAGGTTTAAAAGGTAGTATAGAAGAATTAACATCTAAAGAGATAGAAGACTTAGACTTAGGATTTGAAAAAACAGAAGATGGTAAATTTGTATTAGATAAAGAAGGTAATAAAATAAAAAACTCTAAGTCCATATCTACAGAGTATGGAGCTATAGTACAGAACCTTGATGGCAGCTTTAAGATAATAATAAATAAGGATAAACCAGCAATTGGTACAGCCGCTCATGAGTTCTTACATGTTGTATTGGCAAAAACTTTAGGGGAAAACCAAAGTATTGCAGCTAAAATAGCTAGTGCTTTGAACGAGCATGTTAACACTTTAAAAGGAGATCAATCAGTAATGAGAGATCGATTAGACAGAGCTTATGGTGATTCTGAATACTATAATGAAGAAACTATAACAGTTATGTCTGAAAGTATACTTGACGGGACATTGAAGTTTGACGATGGATTTTTTACTAAAATAGGAGATTTTGTTAGACAATTCCTTCAAGAAAAAGGTTTTAAGGAAATAGAATTAAATACAGGTAAGGATGTATATAATTTTATAAAGGACTTTAACAAAAGTGTACAATCAGATAAATTTAACAAAGCTTTTGCTGACGTAGCTAAAGAAGGAGTTAAAGGTAGTTTAGCCAAAGAGGGTAGTGTAGCTAAGGAAGGTGTTAAACCTAAAGCTAATGACACTGATTCTACTATAAAGAAATCTGCTGATGTTAAACCAGAAGTAGACGAGCTAGGTAGTATGGGCTGGACTAAGGATACTTGGAAGAGTCAAGGTGCCGATTTAGCGATAGCTGAAATGCAAGCTAACAAAATGCTAGATGGTCTTATAGCTGCTAAAATGAAAGGTGGTTTAAGAGATGGTAGCAATGATATTAAAAAAGACTTTATATCTAAAGTCTATGCAGAGCTTACTTCACATGTTAAGAACTTCGACCCAGAGAGTAACGATAGTTTATTCGGATGGGTTAACTCACAGATAAGTAACAAGGCAGGTAACGTATATAACAGAGAATATAAAGACAAGTCTCTTGAAAGAGCCGTTGACATAGATGCTACAACTTCTGAAGGAGCTCCTCTCGTGCAGATAGAAGCCGATACAGATGTTTTAATGGAAGCTATTGATGAAATAGGTTTAGATGAAACAGAAGTTGAAGAGAGGTCACGATTACGACGTGATATAAGATTAGATGGTAAGATGATGCAGACGGTTCGTAATGCTGTTATCAAAACGTTTGGTACTAAGTTACCTAACGTAGACTCTAAGAAATTTAGAACTGCATTAGAGAAAGCATTTAGAACTGAACTTAAAAAACCTTTACAAGATTTAATGGGTGGTAGATCTGAGTATGATTTATTCCTACGTAACCATGCTAAAGCTATAATCAAAGCTTTTCCAGTGGAGACTCTAGTTCAAATGGAGCGTAACTTAAAACCTGAGCAGAGAATATTCACAGAGTCTAGACGTATTACTAAGCCAACTGAGGTTGATGAATTAATAAGTGAAGGTAAATTACCTAAGGATACTAATAGAACTTCTGGTCCTCAATTACACACTAAGAAATCTTTTCCTGGTGTAGAAAAAGTAATGGCTTACTTTAGAGGTAAGGACATGGAGACTGTTCTTGGTTATAAGGTTGGAGCATCGACATTAGGGACTAGAAAAGATAAACTGGCAATGGAGCTTGGCGTTGAGCTTGCTTTTGATGCTACAGCTGAGACTATACAAAATCCTGAGGTTGCTGAGAAAAGACAGATGATACTTGAGCTTCAAGGCATAGAGCAATTAGAAAATGAGCTAGCTGTTATTGGCAAGCAAATAGATAGAGATCCTAGTATTAAGTTTAGTAAGAAAGGTAATATAGCTAAAGACTTTTACGGTGACGTTATGGATGGTGGTATGACTGAAAACTCTGTAAGAGTAGCAGCTAACAAACATTATCCAGATAGTAATAAATCTGCTTTAAATAAAATAGTAAAACAAACGTTAAAGAAGGTTGGTATTGTAATAGAACGTGACGAAGTCCTACAAGGTAAACTAAAAGAGATAAGCGGTAAAACCAAGGTAGATGTACTATTAGAGATTGACGCTCAAGATAATTTTAAGAAGGGTGTTAAAAATGCTTTAAGAGGATTACTTGAAGCTGAGAGTAATGGTAAGGCTATAGACCCTGGTACTCTAGCTAATACTGTAAAAGGATTGAATGCCCAAAGAAACCACTTAGTTAATGTGGTAGGAAGCCTAGTAGAAACAGAAGGTTTAGTTAAAGGTGTTGAAGTTGTTATAGCTCACACTCAGGCAATGTATGCTGGTGCTGGTAAAGCAGGAGACGGTGGACTTATGCCTCACAAACCTGGTGGGCAGATAATACCAACACCTAATTGGAACGGTGATAACGGACTTAAATGGAAAGTTTATACCCAAGCTGATGTGAATGCAGGAAGAGTACCTAAAGGTAAAAAGATAGGTGACTTTAAGTTAGACAGTAAAGGGAGAAAAATATCTAGAGATAACAGACAGCAGGCTACTAATGGTGTTGAGGATTTTGTAGCGTTAATAAATCAAGGTTTACCTAAGGGTACTATACTTACCAACCCTAGTAAAGGTAAGTTTGTTTTAACTGATGCTAAGACTGGGGTTAAAACAGACTTGAATACTAGTTTGCATGGAGAATCTTCGGCTTCTCTTTTTTCTGATATGAAAAGAAAAGGTGTTAAGCAGACATTTAAAGATAGAAAGCAAGCATCATTGGATGCTAGAAAAGTAACTAAAGTAGTACTAGACTTAGCTTGGAGTAAAATAAATAAAGGTGAAATGACAGCTGGAGACTTTGGCTTACTAGTCATGAGTATTGGTTCGTCTATGAATTCACCACTAAGAAGATCCGCTTACGCCGACAGGGTTCCTTCTAACTACAAACAACTAATTGCGAAGTACGGACCTAAAGCTGTAGGTAAACTTTTCCAATATGAACATGGAACACCTAAGGAAGCTGTAGCTACTAAGATAATACAGTCCTACCTTGATACAGGTAAGATGAGTGATAAAGTTTGGGATAATTACACAGTACAGGTAATACATAAAGCGCTTGATAGAATAATAGATGCATCAGGACATAAATATACTGAAAGAATTGATGGTCAACCTAGAGCTTTCAATGCTCAGACTATAGCATTAGCAGTAGACTTGAGCAGCAAAGATTTTAATGAGTTGGCCCCTCTTGAAAGTTTAGATCCTAGCGATACTGAGGTTATGGGTAAGAACTGGTTGGAGGTTGTTGACTTGCTTAGAAATAAAGTAGAGTTATCTCCTAACGTTTTATCTAGAGCTGGTAAAGGTGCTAGAACTATGAAGTGGTCTAAGGATGCTGGAACTAAAGGTATGTCTACGTTTGACTTTGACGAGACTTTAATTATAGATGGTGAGAACTTTATAACAGCCACTGATCCTGTAACTGGTAAAGAGCTTAAGCTTAGTAGTGGTGAGTGGCCTATTAAAGGACCTGGTCTTGCTGCTGACGGTTTTACGTTTGACTTCTCTGACTTTGTTAATGTTAGAGGTGGGACAGACGGGCCACTGCTTCAAAAGATGAAGAATCAAGTAAAGAAATACGGTAATAAAAATGTCTTTGTTCTTACAGCTCGTATGCAAGATGCAGCTGGACCTATACACGGTTGGTTAAAGAGTAAAGGTGTTGATATACCTTTTAAAAATATCACTGGTCTAGGCGATGGTAGAGGTGAAGCTAAGGCTGAATGGATGCTAGATAAGTTCGCAGAAGGTTACAACGACATGTACTTTGTAGATGATGCAATGCCTAACGTAGATGCAGTTAAAAAAGTGTTAGATCAATTAGACATAAAATCTAAAGTAGTTCAAGCTAAAATTAAGTTTAGTAAAGATGCTAGCAAGGACTTTAATGATATGCTCGAAAGAAATAAAGGTGTTGCATCTAGCGATGTAGTATCCGCTGCTAGAGCTAAGATACGTGGTAAACAAGTTAGAGGCACTTTCTTTGTACCACCTTCGGCTGAAGATTTTAAAGGACTTATATATAGCTTCTTAGGTAAGGGTAAGCAAGGTGACCAAGACTTGAGATGGTTTAAAGAAAACCTTTTCGACCCTTTCTCTAAAGCTACAAGAGAAATGGACTCAGTAAAACAGAAGATGACTGAGGAGTATAACGCTATAAAGAAGGCTTTTCCAGATACTATAAAAGGTTTATCTAAGAAAATAGCAGGTACGGACTTTACTTTAGATAATGCTATAAGAGTTTACTTATGGAACGAAGCTGGTATAGAGGTTCCTGGGTTGTCTGAAAAAGAAGTTAACGCATTGTGGAGTTCTGTTAAAGCAGACCCTAAAAGTGAGGCTTTCGCTCAAGCACTTAGTGCTATGTCTAGACAGGCCGATGGTTACTTATCTCCTAATAATCATTGGACAGCTGAGACTATAGCTTCCGACTTAGCTAATATTGTAAACAAAGTTAACAGAGCTGATTATCTAGCCGAGTGGATAGAGAGTAAAGATTTAGTATTCTCTAGCGACAACTTGAATAAAATAGAAGCTATATATGGTACTAACTTTAGAGAAGCTCTCGAGGACATGCTGTATGCTATGGAGATTGGTAGTAATAGACCTACAGGTAAAGATAAAGATGTTAACAAGTTTTTAAACTGGATCAATGGCTCTGTTGGAGCTGTGATGTTCTTTAATACTAGGTCCGCAGTGCTACAGACTTTGTCTACTGTTAACTTCTTGAACTTTGAAGATAATAATATATTCTCAGCTGCTAAAGCATTTGCTAATCAAAAGCAGTTCTGGTCTGACTTTTCTATGATATTTAACTCTGACATGCTAAAACAAAGACGTGCAGGGTTAAAAATAGATGTATCAGCTAACGAACTAACTGAAGCTTTCTCTAAAGGTAAGAGTAAGACTGAAGCTATTATAGCTCATCTACTTCAATTAGGTTTTACACCTACACAGTTAGCGGATAGCTTCGCTATAGCTATGGGTGGTTCAACGTTCTATAGAAACAGAGTTAAGAAATATTTAAAAGAAGGTAAGTCTCAGAAAGATGCAGAGTCTCAAGCGTTTTTAGATTTCCAAGAGATAGCAGAAGAGACACAACAGTCTTCTAGACCTGACCTTATATCTAAACAACAGAGAGGAGTTCTTGGTCGTATAATACTTGCATGGGCAAATACTCCAATGCAGATGACTAGACTAACTAAGAAAGCTTTATCTGACTTAGTAAATAGAAGAGGAGATACTAAAGCTAATATATCTAGAATTATATACTACGGTGTTGCTCAGAACATCATATTTGGTACGCTTCAAACTGGTCTTGCTTTCTTAGCATTTGGCTCTGAAGAAGAAGAGGAGAAGACTGATGCCAAACAGTTACGTATGGTAAATGGTGTATTCGATACTTTACTTAGAGGTACTGGAGTTTGGGGAGCTGCTGCTTCTACATTGAAGAATATTATAATGCAGTTACACGAAGAGCTTGGTAAAGGCTTTGGCAAGAAAGACTGGTCTCGTATTAGTCAGAAAATATTTGATTTATCTCCACCACTCGGTACTAAGCATAGAAAGATAATGAATGCCATAAAGACATATGACTATAATAAAGATGTTATAGAGAAAATGGATCATGGTATTAATAACCCTGGCTGGAACGTATTTACTAATGTAGTCGAAGCTATGACTAACGCTCCTATTGCTAGAGTACTTAATAAAGCTCAGAACCTGAAGCTAGCAATGCAAGCTAATATAGAACCTTGGCAAAGAATAGCTATTGGATTAGGTTGGAGTGCTTGGAGTGTAGGTGTTGAAGATCAAGAAATCAAAGATGTTAAATTAGAGGTTAAACAAGATAGAGCTGAAAAGAGTAAGGAAAGAGCTAAAGAAAAGAAAGCTAAGAACAATGCTGATAAGCAAAAAGAAAAAGAATCTAAAGGTCTTAAAAAGGTTAGATGCTCAGGCATTAAATCTGATGGTAATAGATGTAGTATTAGAGTAGAAACTAAAAATAAATCTGCTAAGTGCACATACCATAAAGCTTTTAAGCCTGGTGGAGATTCAGATGGCGATGGTAAAAAAGAATACAGATGTAAGGCTTCTACCTCTTCGGGTAACAGATGTAAGAATAGAACTGAAAATAAAAACAAAAAGTGCTATGCGCATCAATAGTTAACTGTATTGCTTAGCATGTAATATTATAAGTGTAACAAGTAAAAAAATAAACATGGGAAAATTTTCAAATGACTTTACAGGTCAAATAACAGGTTCGGCATATTGTGATGCAGCTTCGGCTATAACACCGCCTTCAGATAAGGTTATTTTAGGTATATATTTCATACAAGATAATGTTCTCGCTGCTTTAGTAGCTGAAGATCCAGAAATGCATATTAATACTGTTGGTTCAGCACACGAACAAGATAATGCTGGTAGTAATAGTCAGGACCACGGTGATGGTGGTTTAACTCTTAGTGCGGCTAAATTTCCTGCCGGATCTACTATATACGGTAGGTGGACTAGTGTTACACCCGCAGCCGATGCAGATGGTGGTATTATTGTTTACTTCGGTAAGTAATGGAAATATTTAAAGACAATAATAACTGGAACGAAAAAGCTGTAGTAGGCTTTATAGCGTTTGCAGTTATGTGCTTAATAATGATAGCTGACTTAGTAACTGGCTGGGTTGGAGAAGATCTAATAATAAACGAATACGTCTACAATTCATTTGTATGGGTTGTGCTTGGTTGCTTCGGTATATCTGGCGTAGAAAAGTTTGCTAAAAAATAAGATATGGCTTTTAAAATGACAAGTCCTTTGAAAAAAAAAGGAACCAAAGATGCTTGCTACAACAAAGTAAAATCAAGAGTTAAAGTATGGCCATCAGCTTATGCTTCAGGTCAACTAGTACAATGTAGAAAGCGTGGTGCCTCTAATTGGGGTGTTGGTAAAAAGAAATAATATGGCTTATACTCAAAAAACTAACCCTCTAAAGAAGCGATGCTGGAAAGGTTATTCACCTACACCAGGTAAGAATCCATCAGAAAAAGGTAGTTGTAAAAAAAACTCGCCTGTTAAGAAAGTTAAAGGTGGTGGTACAAAAAAAGTTTGTCTACCAGCTTCTAAGGTTAGAAGTATGAGTACTAGCGAAAAGTCTAAAGTTACTAGTGCCAAGCGCCAAGCGGCTAAGAGCGGTGGTTATAAAAGATCTAGTAAATCCAATGTTAAAGGTGCTAGAAAGTCTGGTGCTACACTTAGAGACTGGTTTAAGAAAGAGAACTGGGTTCAAGTTGGAAATCCTAAGAAAAAATGTGGAGATAAGTAATGGCATACAAACAGAAAAATAACCCGAATAAGGTTACTAGTTGCGGTAGAAGAAGAACTTTTACTCAGGGTAATGACTTGCCTGAAGATCGAACTAAAAGTAACCCTTTTAAGAAGCTAAGAAAAACTACTAGAGGTAAAGGCAAGCATTTTCTCCACGCGGACGAAGGTGCTGGTATGACTGCTGCTGGTAGAGCTGCTTATAAAAAAGAAAACCCTGGTAGTACTTTGTCTGCGCCAGTAACTGGTGAAGTAAAAAAAGGTAGTAAAGCTGCAAAACGTAGAAAATCTTTCTGTGCTAGGTCAAGAGGTTGGACTGGTGAAAGAGGAAAGGCAGCTAGACGTAGATGGAAATGCTAATGAGAAGAATACTACTACTGTTACTGCTAATTAGTCAAAGTGCTTTTGCTCAGTTAGATTTCTTAAGGTTCTCTACTTTCTACGCGAGCTTCTCTACGAGCACACCACAAATAATGCCTACTAGCTTTAGAGTAGAAGGTGTAGCCCCTGATAACGTCTGGGAGCATGTGAGTAACTTTGTAGATGGTAGACTCGTGGAGACTACACAGATAAACGATCCTAACGTTATAATAACATTAGGTATTCGCAAGATAGCTAGATTCAATTATCAAGTTAAACAAAGTAATTTCTACACAGGAAACGAACACGAGGCTAGTGACTACGCAACAATATCTAACGCACCCGGGTTAGAGTATCTATTACAATACTCTTTTAATAGAAACAATGGAGTAGACGTATCTCAGCAGGAGTATAACATTAGGTATATATCAAACATGTTTACAGCTAAAGTAAACTATGTAGATAATAAGCTCATAGATTTAAAATATACTTTAGGAGAGTTAAGGTTTCGTAAGAACTTTGGTGGTTTAGATTTTACTATTGGAGTAGCACATCGCTCACACCCTGTATATGGTTGTAATCCTATGGATGATTATCAAGGTACTTGGGAAGAGTTTGCTATTAGCGAAATGTATTTACCCACAGCGAATGGTATATGGATGCAGGTAGATGAAGAGACAGGTAGCCTTGAATGGATAGCAGGTAGTGATAACGAGTTTTATAAATACCACTTTGGTAGAGCAGTTAACAATTATAATAAACGTATCCTTGATGGTATAGGTCTACAGCAAGAACTATCAGCGGTGTTAGGTTTAGATTATTATCTATACAGAGAGAATTATTGGCTACACACTTGGGGATCTTTATACCCTATGCATAAAGGTTTAACAGATTTCTCTTATCAAAGAGATTCATCACAAGAAGAATGGGATGCTGGGCTTATTTTTGGCGTTAACTTAAACAGACACTTGAGTATGTTCGTTGAAGGTAGACATCTAAAGTTTTGGGGCTTACCATCATACGAATTAAAAACTGGTATAAACTACTTAATATTTTAACATGAGTAAAGAATTAAGCGAAGACACTACGTTAAACATAAGTATCAAGACTTTAGCTGGTATAGCCGTTCTAATATTCACCTTAGTCGGAATGTGGTTTACATTACAGGCTGATATAGCAGAGGCTAGACAGTTGCCAGAACCTGCGGATCCAGAAATTACTAGAATGGAGTTTGATATGAAGGATAAACTGATACGTCAAACTATTATGTCAACTCAAGAGGATGTGACGGAGATAAAAGACGATTTAAAAGCAATTAAACAAAAGCTGTATGAATAAGTTACTACTAGCGTTAATGGTACCAACTTTTATAACAGCTCAAGAGTTTGTAGACCCTAATACTTTTGATTTTAGAACAGCGAAAGGAACGGTGGTAATAGAGTTCTGGGCTGAGTGGAATGCAAGTAATCAAGTTGATTTTTTACCCTCGTTAAAAGATTGTGAGTCATATAGATTATGCATAGTTAAAGGTGTTAAGGTTCAAGAAAAATACAAAGTAACAGCTATACCTACAGTTATTATATTTGACAACGGTGTAGAACAATCTAGGTTTGACCCTAACATTATGATGCAACTACAAGCCACTAAGAAGCAAGTTCAAAAAGCTATAGATAATATAACATTAAGCAAATTTCAATGAAATGGATAGGGCAACATATATTTGATCTCATCGCTAGGTTTAGATCCTCTGTTATAATGGAGAGTCTACCTACTGAAACCCCTGTTAGTTTCTTAGGTGTTAACGCTAGTAATGAAGTAGTTAAGGGTGCTATAACAGCTACTAAGACTACAGCAGGTATTGTAGAGTTAGCTACCACAGCTGAGACTACTACGGGTACAAGTGAGACGTTAGCTGTAACACCTGATGGTTTAAAAGATGGTTATCAAGGAAGTACTAATGTAACTACGTTGGGCACTGTAGCTACAGGCGTGTGGAACGGTGACGCTTTAACTCAAGCTTATATAGGTGCAGAAGCAATAAACGAATCAAAACTACAAGTCTCAAATGCTCCTGTCAACGGTTACATGTTAACTGCTCAGTCGGGTAATACAGGTGGACTTACGTGGGCTGTTATTCCTACTGATACAAACACTAATATCGCTAACACAGATTTAACTGCGACAGGTGATAGAACTTTAAATTTAGATAGTAATGATTTAATTTTTTCTAATGTAGCAGATCTTACTCTTAATGCACAAAGCACTATTATAAATGGACAGTTTGCAGCTATAAAATCAGGGGCTGATGCGCCTGACTTTAGAATATATGAAGATTCAGATCATGGTACTAACTATGGTAAGTTTACACTTGGAGCACTAGGTGCTAATAGAACTTACACATTACCTGATGCAACAGGTACAATAGCTTTAACAAGTAACATACCTACTGGAAACTCTATAATAGATTGGACTGGGGCTAGTGCAGGTACAATACACTCTACAAATATTCCTACACTAAATCAAAACACTACAGGATCTGCAGCTACACTTACTACTGCTAGAACTATAGGAGGAGTTAGTTTTAACGGCTCTGCTAGTATTGATTTACCTGGCGTTAGTGAAACAGGAGATCAAGACACGAGTGGTAACGCAGCCACAGCCACGGCACTACAAACAGCAAGAGATATAGGAGGTATTAGCTTTAATGGAACTGCAAGTATAAATTTACCAGGAGTAAATACTTCAGGTAACCAAAACACGAGTGGTAATGCAGCTACAGCTACAGCCCTAACAACTGGTAATAAAGATATAACTGGTACTTTAAATGTAAAGACTACTACTGCAACAGCTAACCCCTTTATAAGTTTTAGTCAAACTACAACCAGAAGAGCTTTTATTCAGTTAGCAGATAATAATGCAGGTTTTGAAAACCATCTTAGAATAGCTTCAGAGTATGGTCCTGTAAGTATTGCTGCAGCTGGTACTGCAGGTAGTGATACCGACACTGTTTTTTTTATGGTAGAGCCAACAGGTATATTTAAGTTCGGAGCTGTAGACTCAGATGCTGTACTTACCACTGATGGTAACATGACTTTTAGGATAGATGCAGATAACGATGAGACATCTCAAAAGTTTTCATTTCAAAACAATGCAAGTACAGAAATAGCTAGCCTAAATGAGTCTGGAGTATTAGATCTTGAAGGTATTGTTAGACCTGATATAACATATATAAAAATACTACATAGTGATTTTATTGCTGATGATGTTGGTAGACCTGCACAAATAGATGATACAGGTAGTGATAGATGGTTAAAGTCACATAGTACTGCAAAGCTATATGCATCTGTAGAAATACCATTAGGATTTAAAGCAACTCACGTTGATGTATACGGTAGTGGCACATCTGCAGTAACTGTATACGAAGCTGATGTAGACTCTAAAACTGTAACAAGTAAAGGTACAGGAAATATAGGAACTCAAATAAATATTACAGATGTTACTGCTGATGCTACAAATTACTTATTAATAGAGTTAGCACAAACAAGTAGTGAAGAAGTATACGGAGGTAAAATAACAATAGCAAAAGAATAGTATATATGGCACTAGGTAATAAAAAAGGTGGTACTATACACAACAAAACAGGAGACGCAAAGAATAGGTTAAAAGCTAAGTACGATGCTGGAGATCACACTGTCTTAGAAAATTATCCTGCTGAGGCTGCTGTACTATATCAGATGCAACAAATGTCTGAGGATATAGACGAACTACGTAGATACTTAACTTCAGAAGTTGGTGATGGTGCTCAAGGGCCTCAAGGACCTGCTGGAGCAAAAGGAGATACTGGTGATGCAGGAGCAGATGGCTCTAACGGTAGTGCAGGAGCTAGAGGGCCCGCAGGTAATGATGGTGCAAGAGGTGCTGCTGGAGCTGCAGGTGATGTGTATGGAAACGTAATAAAGATACTACCTACACAGTTTATGGGTAATGATGATGTTAGTTATGAACGTACTGTTATTGAAGATGATGTTAGAGGTAAGTTAGGAGTTAGAGTAACTCATTCTTCTCAAGAAATATTTGCAGCAGTAACTATACCTGAAGGTAAAAAGGTGACAGGGTATGCTGTATATGCTAGTAGTAGAGTAGCCACGTATTTAAATGGTGTAGTTAACACTACAGGAGTATCATCCGAAATAGGTAATGGAGATTCTGGTTCTGTTATAAATTTAAGAACAGCATACAACTCTGCAGAAACTAATTACGTTGCTATAAAGGTTATGACTACATCGACAGGACAAGTAATATACGGAGCAACAATAATTATAGCAGACATATAATAATATAATAGTAAAAATAATAGTATGGCACTAAACGGGAAATATATATCACTAAAATCAATAATGGAACAAGTGTATGCTGATAATGGGTATCAGTACGATGCTGATATTAATTCTGGTTTTACTTACCACTATGTTACCGCAGTAATAGAGTTCGATCTAAATAATGGCTTAGGTACTGGCACATCTAGTGCTGAGTATGATTCTAATCAATAACTTTAAATAAAATGAGTATATTCAAGATATTTGGCGCAGAAACTAATACTGTTGTTATAGACAAGTCTACTTACTCTACATATGCTGACAACAATAGGAGAGGATCTGTTAACGTAAAAGTAAGTTCTATAACCGTGGTAAATAACAACCCCGCTAATAATGTTACTGTAGATTTATTAATAGTCAACAACGCTGATACAAGCGTAAAATACTATATAGCTAAAAGTGTTATCATACCGGTGGGTGTGTCATTACTACTAGACAATCCTTTTTCTTTTAATGCAGATACACATTCTCTTAAAATAACTAGCACCGGAACTGGTGCTAATATATCTCTTATAATAAACTAATGGACGAAATAGATATAAACGAAAACTCTAAAGTGCAGTTAGATGTTAAAAGTCTAATTGGTATTGTAGCTGGGATTATTTCTCTTGCAGGTATATGGTTTACGCTAAGAGCAGAGATTTCTCAGTTACAATTAGATGTTGTACGTATGCAGGACAATGTAGAGCTCAACCACGAGTTTAGAGTTAAATGGCCTAGAGGCGAAATGGGTGCTTTACCTGATGATGCTAAGCAAGATTTAAAAATAAGCTACTTACGAAAAGAGGTGGATTATCTACGTAAAGTAGTTAAAGATTTAGAAATTAAACAAGCAAAAACTGAATAATGAAATTAAGTAAAAACTTTGCGTTGTCTGAGGTAACACACAGCAACACAGCTAAAAGACTAGGGATAAAGAATGAGCCGACTAAAGAACACCTGGATAACTTGCAAATGCTTATACGAGATCTTATACAGCCTATTCGTGATGGGATTGGTCCTATCAGGGTTAGTAGTGGTTATCGTAACCCGGAACTCAATCGTGCAATTGGTGGCAGTCATAAGTCGCAGCATTGCAAAGGTGAGGCATTGGACCTCCAGTTTTGGAAGAGGGGGAAGATGAGTAACAAAGTTATTTACGATTGGATACTAAAGTCAGGGTTAGATTTTGATCAGATGATAAATGAATTTGATTTTGCCTGGATACATATATCCTTTAAAGAGCAAGGTAATAGAAGGCAAGTGCTTGAAGCCTATAATGATAATGATGGAGATACTAAATACAAATATGCAGATGTCAGATAACAAACAAAAAAAACAACCTAAAAATAATATAAAATTCAATATATCACTATCGGATGAGCAGAAAAAAGCTAAGGAAAATATAATCAACCATGCTTACAGTTTTGTAGTAGGTAGAGCTGGTAGTGGTAAGACTTTATTGGCAGTGCAAGTTGCTCTAGACATGTTCTTTAAAAGGCAATACAACAAGATAGTCATAACTAGACCTACTGTATCTACAGAAGATAACGGATTTCTACCTGGAAGTGAAAAAGAAAAGCTAGAGCCTTGGCTCGTACCAATTATGTCGAATATGCGTAAGGTGTATAACAAGCCTGAGAAGATTCAGAAGATGGTTGAAGAAGAGGAAATAGAGCTCGTCTCACTAACTCACTTTAGAGGAAGAACGTTTGACAACGCTGTAGTTATTGTTGATGAGTTTCAGAACTTAACTAAAGCTCAATTACGTATGGCGTTAGGTAGATTAGGTAGAAACTCTGTAATGATATTCTGTGGGGACAACCAACAAGTAGACTTGAAAGACTCATTTAACTCTGCTATAGATGACATAGCGAAAATGGAACCTAGTGAGCATGTGTACAAAGTTGTACTAGAAGATAACCATAGGCATAAAGCCATAAACGAAGTACTAAAACTATTAACAGGATATTAAACTAAATTAACATGGCAACATTAACAACAGCATTAACGCTAACAGGAACTGCAGCAGACTTTGGAGCTGCTTTATCATTGAGTCAAAGTAATGCTTTTACTTTCACACATACTAATGGTATAGCAAAGAAAAAACTAACATCGACATCTAAGACTTGTCAAATATTTGTAAACGATGGTGACGGTGACGTTGCTGATGTTACTACTAGAGAAGGTAAGTACATAGATATAACAGATAACCACGGATTGAATAGAAGATACGTATTTACTACTGCAGATGGTGCTGGAGCTGCAACAGGTACTATACTAGCCTCAGGTACAGATATAGGTTCTGGTGATATAACCACTAGATTACATTTAGTAGGAGGTATTGCTGTACAGATAACTGATGGTGATGAAGAAAGAGATATTTTAGAACAATTAAAAGATGCTATAAACCACGCTAATGGGCACGCTGGGTCTATAGTAGCAACAGCAGTAGCTGCAGAAGCTAATGGGCCTCAGTCTACTACGTTAACTAATAGAGATTCTTCTACACCGCCTTTTGTTGACAATAAAAATGCAACTTGGCAAGACTTACATTCTACTACTAATAGTTTAGCTGACCACGTTGTACTAATTAAGAAAGGTGAATATGCATCTCCCTCTATGTGTTACATTAGAAACACTGCAGCATTCGGCGATGGTACAGCTAATTGTATATACGCATACTACGACGGTGGTGGATCAGACACTGGTAGTCATTATAAAATCCAAGGTGGTCAATTTGCCATATTCCCGAGCGAGAGTCAAGAGACTCTTTACGCTTACACTTCTACTTCTGGTACTGTTGTTGAATTTATGGTGTTAGGTACTGAAGCATAATGGGTGGTTTAGGTTTAGATTACGCAGGCGTACAGGTTGTAGCTGAACCAGCGGGGTTTGGTGGACCTAATGCTATAATATTACTAGTAGGACAGAGTAACATGGTAGGGTACTCTTCTAGTGTTGTTGCTGCTAGTGCCACAAATCACACTAGTAATTTTGATACAACCATAGCGTATCCTTCCAGTGTAGGATCTAGTAGTTTTGGACCTTTTAATGTGTCACAGCTAAGTGATGGGGTTCTTAATAACGTTTTTACACAGCCTAAAGCAAGTGTAACATCAGGTACTTTTACTGACTATGTAATACAAGCAGCTACACCGTTAGATCATTGGGAGGGAGGAGGTGTTACGCATGGTCTTGGATTAGCGAAAAGCTTCGTCCATGAAGCAACAACATCTCCTTTACAACAATATGGATTTCTTAAGGCTAATGGTCAGCGCAAGAATATCACGCTTATACCAGCTGCCTGGGGAGGTACTGGTTTTAAAAGTTATTACACAAGTAATGATCACGTAGGCAATGAGAAAGATACTATAACATGGTTAGCCCCAAACTCTTTTGGGTATAATGACAACTACGCAGATGTGGTTGGTATTACTCTTGAACCTAGAAAAGCGGGTAAGCTGTATGAGCATGCTGTAACCGCTGCTAATTCGTTGCTAGCTCTACCAGAGCTCGAGGGTTGTAACCTAGTTGCAATATTGTGGCATCAAGGAGAGACCGATAGGATTAACTCTCAGTTTGCTAGGCACTTCTACTATATGATACAGAAGATGAGGCATGACATAACAGGTGCTACTCAAGACACACCTTTCATAATGGGTGAAGTAGCCCAAACATATCCAAACTGGTCTAAATGGCTACAAGCGGTCCACGAACATACTCCTAATGTAAATTACAACACAGCTTTTGTTAGAAGTAATGCCGCACCTGATAGTAATAACCAAGACTTAGATACTTATGATCAAACTCACTTTGTTGCCAACGACGTCGATATATTAGGTAAAAGATATTTCGCAGCTTTTAAAGATGTTAAAGACGGTAATAATGCATACCCAGCTTTAAATAGATTAACTCAACATGAGATGCACTTCTCGTATTACCTCGATGAGATTAAAGATGTAGATACAGACGCCTTTCATTTACTACTCGGTTTAGGTAATCAAATGTTATTTAACCACGACAACACAAGGCAGTTTGCGCTTACACATCCACCTATTTACGATGATTCTAATGCAAAAATTAGCGGTCATCAATCAGTGACTTATCCTGAAAGTATAGATAATTTTGAACCTGTCGCACTTACTTCATTAGGCAGAAGTAACTCTGCTCAGCAAACGCCTGCCGCTCAGATAAGTACTGATCATTTTGCTTACGCTAAAATACAAGGTGATAATGATGGTGATCAAACCGGTGGTATAAAGCTTGGTGTTTATGAGTTTGGTAGTAAAGAGAAGGTACAAAGTGCTAATTCCCTCCCTGAAAACAGATTTAGAGGACTTAACACTTTCTCTTTAAACATAGTGTTTAGGTATGACTCTAGTACGCCACAGAATCTTGATGGCATACCAGGTAAAGGAGATGGTTCTATTTTAGTAGGTAATTTGCAAGCAGGTAATGCAATAAGTAATCCAGGTGGGTTTGCTTTTTATATAGCTAGACATGGAGATAGTGCTGGTAAGTTACATTTTAATTGTGGTGACTTTAAGGTACCTTATGGAAATGGAGAAGATTCAGGTAGAAATTATATAGCTGTATCACCCGTTTTAACACATGGTAAGTTCTACTATGCTAGTGTTGATTATACTAGAGAAGGTCCTGTTATTTATTTTGCGGGAGATGATGGGGTTTTAACTAGAAATACATTATTAAACGAACCAAACTTTATCTCTCATACTCCCGAAAGAGTTCCTTCTTATAGGGAGATAATATTAGGTCGCGGTTATAATATAAATACTCACTACCAAGGTGTTTCTGAAGTTGCTTACGTTGGTTGGAGCAGTGGTCTTGTATCTAGCTCCACCGATAGGAGTTATCTTAAATTTCAAGGTGGGGTACTACAAAGTCTATCACAAGCCATACTTAGTAATGCATACCAAGATATATACTTTGGTGATAAGTATGTAGATCATGCAGTAGCCATGACCGATAACAAAGCTCATCAAAGTTACATAGTAGATTTAATGCATAGTAGAGGTATAAATAATATATCCTACTCAGACGATGAGTTCCAGGAGCCAATAGAGCCAGATCCTATACTAGGTTGCACAGATTCAAGTGCATTGAATTATAACCCTAGTGCTACTCAAAATGATGGTTCTTGTGAGTACGATATATATGGTTGTACAGATCCTAATGCTACTAATTATAACTCTAATGCTACTCAAGATGACGGGACTTGTACATATCCAGAACCAGAGGATATATTAGGTTGTACTGATTCAGAAGCGCAGAACTACAACCCGGATGCTACTGCAGACGATGGTTCATGTACATACCCACCTCCACCTGCTCCTGACCCACCCACAGTGCCAGCACACGGTGACGTTTGGTTAGCAGCTGATAGTGAAGGAACTATTGAAAATGATGGGTTTGTAATAACAAGAACACCCGCAGGTAATGGTTTCGAAGGTTTCATACTATTAAAAACAGTTGCTCATAGTTCTATAGTAGGAATAGAACTTTATGGAAATATTATAGGTGGTACTGATGCAAGTGATAACGATAGTGACGGTACGATTGATGAGGCTGGTGAACTAAGCCACAGAGGTACGTGGGATGAAGCTATTCAGTGGGAGTTAGACGAGATTGAAAGTGGTTCAAAGAAAAGACTACCAAATGAAAAAGAGTCTAAAGAATTGATAGATGCTTTTAATGGCACACAACAATCAAGCGGTGGTAGTATTAGTTACCCTTGGGTATACACCGGCCCCATAAGTGGTGCTTGGCAATTTTCAACAAATGCCAGCAACAACGCTTTATTTAGTTTTGTTAAAGCATCTTATCCGTATGGTGGACAGATATTTTGGTCAGGCTATGAAGCCAGCGATACTCAAGCCAATGCTATTTATCTAAAAGATATGGGTAGCGTAGGCACTACTGCTAGCAATAACGCTGAAGCATATATAACAAGTTATGATAAAACAGGTGATACTTATCTGCACGTTAGAGCTATAGAAAGGTATAGCACTAATACTTTAGACCCTAACCAAGACCCAACTGGTGGTAGTTCTGGATCTATTAGAGCTACAACTTCTAGTGGTAGCAGTAGTAGTAGCGGTAGTGTTACTCCAATGGGAGGTTATTAGATACAAAAAAAGGGAGGCCGTTAAGCTTCCCTTTTTTGTTTAATAATTAATAATTAACCTTCACATGAAGAACATTCTAATATGTTCCTACTAAAAGCCTGAGCTGAGCTCTGACTAAATTGGTAGTATAAGGTTTTAACGCCTTCTCTCCAAGCGTATATATAAAGCTGATTTATATCTTTAGCTGGTACACTTGGATCGATCATTAAGTTTAGACTCTGAGACTGATCTATATACTTCTGTCTTTGAGCGGCTTGTAGCACTAATTCCTTGGGTGCTATTTCTACAAACGACTTAAATACTTCTTTAGTCGGAAAATCTAAATGCTGAACAGAACCATCACGCTTCAGTATCCCTTCCCAAACATCATCCGTATTAAGATTATATTTCTCAAGTTCTTCTTGTAAGAAAGTATTTTTATATACAGTCTTTGTCTTAGCCAAGTCTTTGATAAAGTAATTAGATTTAATAGGCTCGATCCCCATACTGACAGCGCCATGAATAAAGGAGCTAGATTTTGTTGGTGCGATTGCCATAAGAGTTGTGTTAGCAAACCCGTCACGTAAAGACCTATACCCTTTGTATTCGTAGAGCCATTTAGATGCGTTCTCTGAACGTTCCTTAATTGTCTTGAATATTTCATTGTTTAAAGCTTTAGTCTGCATAGAATCAAACTCTAGCAGCTTTGATTGTAATAAAGAATGATAACCTAAAACACCGATACCAATTGCCCTGTGTTGCTTAGCAAATCTATTCGCTCTAGCTAACCCAGGTAATGTACCGGACTTAGTTATAAACTCATCCATAACAGCATTAAGGAATTGAGTATATACTTCTACAGCATCTGTATGTTTAATCTCATCCCAGTGTAGTAAGTTTATAGAACCTAAACAACAAACGAAAGAATTAAAACTATCGGTAGGTAGCTGTATTTCAGAGCACAAGTTTGATGCTGTTATATCTAACCCAAGTTCTTTATACGGTGAGTTGTTGTTACTGTTGTCTTTGAACATAATATATGGAAAGCCAAACTCAGACCTTCTTTGTATTACTTTAGCCCATAACTTACGTTTATCAGGGTCACCAGCAATCATATCTGTCATCCATTGGTCTGTTATAGTAATACCATACTGCAAATTCTGTATAGGATTACCTTCGGTACCAATATCTAAAAATTCATTTGCATCATTGTGCTCTATAGGTAAGTAAACAGCACAAGCACCTCGACGCGCTTCAGCTTGTTTACAAACATCGACAGTAGTATCATACATGCGGGCATAATGTACAGGGCCATCAGCTTTACCGCCAGTCGATATTGACGCACCACGTGGTCTTATATTTCCGAGGTATGCTGATGTTCCTCCTCCGTATTTAGACATCATACCGATCTCCCTAGATGCGTTCAGTATCGAATCTAAATCATCGTCAACGTTTGAACCATAACAACTGATAGGTAAGCCTTTGTTTTTACCAAAGTTTATCCACACAGGAGTAGACAAAGAGTAAAACCCTCGGGCCATATAATCTTCAAACTTCTGTGCAAACCCTTCAATCTTTAAATGCTTTTCAGCTGTGTTAGCTATATCCTTTATTCGTTGCTCAGGCGTTTCTGTTATATATCCTCTAGATAAAAACAGTCTTGACTCATCATTGAGCCAGTAGTATTTTTTATATTCCATTAAAATAAATCATCTGCGGTTATACTTTTGCTTTTCTTATTGTAGTCAACTGATTTTTTATAGAAGAAATCACCTTCTTTTGTTGCTGTAATTTCAACATCAAACCACTTGGTACTAGCGATAGCTTCTTGGTCGATTTCGAATAAAGACTCATAGCCTATTTTATTTAAAGAGTTATTAAATCTATTTTTTATAAACTGCTTTATAGTATCTTTACTTAAGAAGCTAAGCTCTCCAGTTTCAAATATCCAATCAAGCACTTCACATTCTGCTTTGTAGGCTTTTGTACATGCTGACATAATCAACTGTTCAAATTCCTCATCAAACCAGTCAGGGTTTTCTTGCTTAACTATATTAATAATCTCAGCTCCGAAATTACCGTGTATCTCCTCTTCTTTTGATGTTGCTTCAACGACATTAGATATGCCTTTGAGTACGTTATTGTTCTTGTTAAAAGACATCATAATTAAGAACTGGCTAAACAAACTAACGTGTTCTATAAACAAAGAAAATAAAAGTACAGATTTAGTATACATCTTGTTGTCACGAGATCTAGTACCATCTAAGTATTTAGTTAAGTACTTTATTCTACCTGCAATAGCAGGAACTTCAACTACAGTTTCAAAGTCTTTTTCTAAGCCTAGTATTCTAATAAGCCTAGCATAAGCATCTTTATGTCTAACTTCAGACTCAGCGAACGTCATACCAACATCACCAACCTCGGTGATAGGCATACGCTTGTACATATCTGCCCAGAAAGTTTTAACACTTACCTCGATCTGTGCTATTGAAAGCATAGTCTTTTTTATAACATCTCGTTCGTGATCAGTTATATTAACTTTGAAGTCTTGTATATCATCAGTAAAGTTAAACTCTGTATCTATCCAATAAGAATGCCGAATGGCATCCTTATAAGACAGAAGTTGAGGGTATTCATACGGAAGTATGTTTACCCTCTTCTCAAATATATTATTCTTCTTCATCAAACTCTTTTATAAGTGTTAAACAAACATCTATGAAAGGTAGATATATAACGTGATTAGATACTCCGTTTCCCGTGTCAGGGTAAGATCTAGCTCCTATTAGTATTCCTGGGTAAAACCCTAAACTTATTGTCCAATCCATTATTTTCTTTTTTGTATTATTAACTCTACGACCATATCACACTCCTTTTGATTTTGAGGCTTGTATAAAGTTACATGCTTCATTTTATGGTTTACATATTTCTTAAACATCTTCCAACGCAAAGGGAAACTTTCATTTGCTCGGCCCTTAGTTTCTATTACAAAATCATGACTAATGAAATCAGGTGTATATTTAATAGGTAATATTTTCTTATTACCTCTGTTTATTAAATCACCTTTACCATTAGCTTGACGTTCGTAGCTTTCAACTTCAAACTCAAAGCCTTCTTGCAGTGTGAATGTACAACCTTCATAATCAGCCTTTATACCAGCTTCCTTAAGTGCTTTATACATATATTTCTCAAGCCCAGAGGCGAAGGTAATCCCATCATAGGTTACCTTCTTAGCTCTTACTGGGCCTTTCTTACTACTGCGCTTCTTCAATCTCATCGCGTGCAGCTTGAATATATAATATAGCATCCATAAGTTCTTCCTGTATATCGTTTAGATAACCAGCCAAGTCTTTATGCTTACCAGTACGTTCATCATGTAGTGTACGACCGTATTTTTCGTAGCCAACGTTTGATCTGTCAAGGAATTTACCACATACAGTTTGTACTACTGGGTCTCTAAACCTCATAGTCACGGTTGTTACACCACTCTTTGCATCCATTATCTCTCTACTACTCATACTAGCTTAGTGTTTCATTAAATTTAACAAATGTACCGTTCTCCATAACGCCTACTCTATTTTTAATCTCATCGTACGCACCTTGAATACAGTCTTCTATATTCCAACCTTTTAAAGCAGCTAGATTAGTAAGCACTACGATCATATCACCGATCGCATCATGTATTTCAGCATCATCTTTTTTCAGTAAGCCTTCAGCTAGTTCGCCAGCCTCTTCCATAAGCTTCATGTACTGAGTTTCAGGGTTACCGCTTACTAATATACCTTTTAATGCAGCCCATTTTCTTATCTTTTCAAAGATCTCTGTTGGTGCAACCTTAACAGGTTCTTTACTTGTATTATCATCGTCCCAAGAGTTGATGAAGTTTCGCATAGCCTTGTTATATATGTAACATCTGTCTTCGTTGAATTGAGATGTTACTGCATTACCCACTATCCACATGGCTAATCTAGTAGACATCTGCTGATCACCGATCATCATATCCATATTATCTAGTAATCTACCTTTTAATTTGTTTAAAGGTACAGGGAAAGTAGTAGTTTGTTCTGTTACGTTAATTCTCATAGTTGGTTTATTACAGTTTAAATTTTTATAAGGTGTTTGATCTATTGGGTAACCGTACTCAGCTTGCATCAAGCGTTCCATATCAGATGCGATATTTATGTTATCGGTTTCTAATATAATTTGATATTCGCTAGGATCGTAACCTTGTTGATCTTCAACTCTACGTTTTAGATCTTTAGTTACACCAATCTTTTTTCCTGGTATGTGGTATACTTTGTACATCATAGTTTATCGTTATATAAGTGTAAATTGTGTGCATGGTGATAGTACCAACCCGTGTTAATATCTAATCGTCTAGCGACTAAAGTTTGCAGCATTGAGAATTGATATTGATCGTTGCAAAAGCCGTACCAGAGATCGTTAGATCGCATATATACAGACATACAAAGCTTTAAATCAACTATCGTAAACTGTACAGCATATGTGCAAGGCGTATCATTACTGTATCTGTTCATCTCTTTGGCATCGTATATACTTATAGCAGCTTGCCTAGTACTAGGATCTGCTTTCAACATGTCTATAATATGCTCGAGCTGATTGTTGCGTTGCCATTGTGCACCGTAGTTTGAATTAACCTCACCTGATTCATCAGCCATACGCTTCCATATTGCTGGTACTTTTCCATATATCTCACCTAACCTACTTATATTCGGATCGCCAGATAAATACCATTCCCATTCAGCTTGTGCGTATTTCTTGCTCCACTTACGTTCTGCATTATGTATATCACGAAGAGCTGGTTGATTAATGTAAAAGCCTACATTAAACAAGGCTTTAGTATTACCGAATTTATTACCGCCTCGCAGTATAGCATCGTGCATGTATTCGTATGCTTCATTAGCTGATTCAAATTTACTTTTTAATTTCATTGTGTTTGTCATAGTAATATTTACAGTATTCATACATCTTAATTATAGCCTCAGTACCTTTGTATTCTACAGGGTCAAAAGAAGTCTTATCTTTCATCGTTATTTCTATCTTCCACATATCAGCTGTATCCCAAGCTGGGACAACGAAAATACCTATACGGTTTTTTACGCACCATTCCCAGTGTTTAACTTTAGTAGTATCTGCATAATAATATGGAAGTTTTCTAGACTTATCTTTTTTCTTCTTCTTGAATACCATTTACTCCCAAGGCATTGGATCGTTAGCCGAAGTGTCTACAGCTAGCGGTATGTAGCAACCAGATTTAGGTTCCCAGTTAAAATGAGCTTCAGCACCATTCTCACCTAAGTTCTGGAACTTAACTTTAAGAACCTTAGCTTTAACAGTCTTAGCCTCATAATCTCTGTGAATTAATAAACCATGGTAACTAGCATCATACCATTCGCCACCACCCTTGATGTTGTACATCGTAGGCTCTTCAATCTTACCATCCTTATCTTTGTACATCTTAGTAGGGTGAGCTACAACGATTACAAGTACATCATACTTCTTAGCAAACACTTCGATCTTAGTTAGATATTCCATAGTATATCTGTTAACATCTTCAGTCTTGCTATTTGTATCTCTAACCTTATTATAAGGATCAATAACTAAGCATTTAATACCTTTACGTTTAACTAGCTCAGCACCTTTCTTAAGTACTTCATCTAAGCTATATCTGTCAGCATCGATAAAATAGTAGTTATCATTTATATGATCTGTAACCTGAACCCATTTATCACTACCAACATCACTTTTAGTAGGCATACCTTCCCAAGTCTTACGAATAAGCTTGTGAGCATGTAGATAATTAGGCTTGTTCTCAGGAGATGCATAAGCTGTTTTCCAACCGTAGTTTTTATTATAACCTACACACATTTGATCTACAAAGTCTGACTTACCAGATGATGGTATACCCGTTACAGTAATGAACTGTGAAGTATACGTAGAAAATATGTTATCAAAGTTTTCTAAACCAATTTGAAAACCAGGTTTAAAACCATTATGCACAAAATCTAATAACTCACCTTCAACATCACGCAGAGTTGATACACCTTCTAGAGGTACTTGAGATGCTGTATTAATTACTTCGCGTAGCTTTTCTTTACCATGTTCAACTAGAAAGTCATTAGCATCTTTGTTACCGTTAAAATTAACTAAGTAACAAACTTCAGCACCTAACCTTCTAATAAACTCTGATCGTAAAGCTTGACCAGCTTCATCAGCATCAACAGCTAATATAATCTTAGTCTTGTCTTCGAAGTAATCAATACAGTTATCTAAGTAATCTAAATTATTACTATTTAATGTAGCACCATTAGGTACTGATACCACATTTTTAACACCGGCTTCGTGAAATGCTAACACATCCATCTCGCCTTCAACAATAACACACCAATCGTAACCGACTATTGAATTAATATTGTAGAATACTTTTTCAGCACCTTTGTACAGCTTGAAGTTCTTGCGACCATCTCTGTACTTAACGTTGATCAACTGATCTCCCATGAAATAGTTGAACTGAATAGCATTCTCAGTCTTACCAGTTTGTGGCATATACTCAGCACCCTCAGTGACCCGAAGGTCATCTAGAGTTTGCTTTGATATACTACGTGTTTTGAACCACTCTTCAACTTTTGTTTCTACTAAAGAACCAATACTCTCTTCTGAGGGTCGTACGTATTCTTTAGTTGAATTACCTTTACGTTGGTAAGTATGTAGCTGAAAGCTGTCATCACAGTTATGGCAAGTTCCGAGACCCCGTTCCCAATCATAAGAAGCGCATTTGGCTTTCTGATTTTTAGGCTGTCTATCAGCGGAACACAAAGGACAAACTCCTTGTGTCTTACCCGCTTCAAGACCGTATTGATTGAATTCATCAATCAAAAATCCATTGATCTCTGTACTTTCTACTTGCATACTAGAATGGCAAATCGTCTGGTTCAGCTACAGCAGCTTTTGCAGGAGCAGGAGCTCCATCCTCACGAGGTGCGGTTTGCACGTTGTCACCATTAGTCCATACAACCTTAACATTACCTAAGTAAGTTTTAGGGTTTTTAGCATCGCGCTCATCTTTAGACTGCTCAACACATACTGGACCTTGATTACCGAACTGATCTACATCATCACTGAGTGTGATTGTAATTGGTAAATATGAACCTTTTTTACCTTTAAAGATCTTATCTTTAGGTATTGCTTCTAGGTTGATGCTTGTTTTAATGATACTTGCCATAATTTTTATCCTTTAATCATTGTTACTAATTTTCTTACTTGATCTACTGATGCGTTCGTTGTTCTACGAAAGTTATCAATTGATTTGTGGTAAGGGTGCAGACCGTCTGTCGCATTGTGGTTTACATAAAAGTTCTTAGTATTAGCTTCGAACTTGTTGCCTGTAATTGTACAGGTTTTCATTGCAGGTTTACCATTGGTTGTTCTGCGGTTTGTGGTAGTGGTTTTTGTTTTTGCCATCGTTTTAGATTTTAGCAGGTTAGTAAAAAAATTAATCATTGTTTATTTGTTTTTATGTTCATATATATTATCCGAAAGCGATCGTATTTATATTGTATTTAGAGTGTATCGTTTAATAAAAATTGTTTAAAGTCAAACTCTTCGTCTCCGTAATATAAGTCATAAGCCTCTGAAGCTCTACGAACTTTATCTTCACCGCGTTTATAAAAATCTGGTGAGCAATCGAATACACCGATCTGTTTAGTGTTTTTATCTATAACTATGAATACCATTTCATACCCGAATAACTTACTGTATATATAAGCTTGGCTATCGTAGTTATACTTAGAAGCTGACCATCTGAACTTTTCAATATCAGAAGTTGTCTTAAGGTCAATCACAAGTTTTTCATCGTGGTTAACTATATCAGCCTTACCTTTCCACATATTACCAAACAGTTCTATAACGGCAGGTTCTTCGTATATGTAGTTACCAAGTACAGGTGCTATTAAGTCTCTGCAAACATCGTTAGCCATTACAGCTTCTTGCATTAATTCTACTTGATCAACCTCGTGTTGTAGTAGACACATTTCTCCTTCTGATAATTCTTTGTACTTCTTAGTGTTTCTAGTTGTAGCTTCAACTATTTTAAAACTATTAAGTTTTTCAGGTTCAAGAATTGCTGTGTGGAAATAACCACCTACTAAGAAAGCTGGTATGTTAGCTTGTTTATCTCGTAGTCTAGCTGGATTTTTAAGCAACGTACCTATATTAGAGTTACTTAAAAACTGTTGACCAAACTCTCCGTAGTAGTCTTCATCGTTTCTTAAACGATCTATTATTTTTTTAGTCATTTTCCTTGATATTTACGTTATGTCTTAATATCTTTTTCTGCTGAGCAGTTAAAGTATATTTAGACTCTATAGCACTTACTTCACCTCCATTAGCTATATACTCTACAGCTTTTTTCATTTGTGCATCAGTTATCTTAGCCTTCTCTTTCTTAACAGGAGGTTGACCGGCATCTGCATCTTCAGTGTCATCTATTAATAATAGATTACCTAATGCATACTTTTTACCATAAGTGGAAGCTGCACCGAATTGCTGAGATGTTTGCATACCTTTTTGATTAAGGTCTACACCGACTATTGCTGTTGCTGTGATTTGATTTTCGCCATCGGAGATGATAGCTGTGGATTTCATCATAGGTACGGGATCTGTCCCTATAATTTCTTCAGTCATCGTTACTGTAACGAGCTGCTCTAATAAGAAAGGCTTTATAGCCTCGAGGATGTCTTCCGCTTTTCGAAAGTAATACTTTCCGAATGAGTTGTAGGAAGATTTTTTAGCTTTTAATTCAGTCTGAATTACTGCTAGACTTTTGTTTAGTTTATTCATTGGCTTTTGGTTTATTGGTACCTATATAATCACATAAAGGCCCCAAGATTTAACATTATTTTAAGCTTAATTTACAGATAATCAACCACTTGCGAGTGAGGGACAGTTTCTATTAGCTTTTGTATTGCTTGCTTTTTAAGCTGTGAAATACGCACATAAGAGCTAGTACCTTTAATACCTAATACGTCTGCAATTCCTTTAGCCTGCATCTTATCACAGTCAAGGCCATATGACAATCTTAACACTTGGTATTCTTTAGGGTTTAAGTTCTCCATCATTACACCTTTTAAATAAGCTAGAAGAAGATCTTTATTATAACCGCTAGTGTTGTCTGGTATATCATACGCAGAATCTGTTTCATCGTTTTTCTTGTCTAAACTTAAAAACACAGAATTAAAGAATAGTGCAACCATTTTTTTATCTTCACCAAAATCTTTACGTATTTCATTTAATTTATGTTCTGGTATACGCATGGTACCTCTATTCATATCAATACCTCGACGTATAGCACCACGTATTCTTTTAGCTAGAAAAGATTTTAATCTTTGTTCTTGATCTTCAGCCGCGTTTATTAGATCCCATTGTATCTTATCTACTGCGGCAACCAAACCTAAGCTACCTTCTTGTATAAAATCTGTCACATCCATAGCACCTGATGCTTGCTGTGAAGTTGAAAACTTTCTGGCTAGATTCTCTACTAAAGGTAAAAACGTTACTATTAATTCATCTCTAGTATACTCATTAAATTGTTTTTTACCTATTAGCCGTATGCTCTCTTTAACATCGTCTTTATATCTAATATAGTTCTGTATATTGTATTTTTTCATCTTGCATAGTTTAATATTTCTTTTTCTTTCTTTAATTCATTGCACATGTTGCGATGTATTGTTCGCACAGAACAGTCTAATAAGCCTGCTAGGGATCGTATCGTAATCTTTTTTCCCATATCGTTAATATCTATCATACATTGATAAATATCATCAGTATGGATCCGTTTTGATCTACCTATTAATTGCCCTACTATCTTTAATTTATCTGATTTTTCCAAGCCAGTACTCATCTTGAATATTACTTTACGTAATTTGTTTTTTGGCGGAGCATCAAGATCAGACATATACACATCGTGAATTATCCTATCTAGTGATGCTTCCGATATACTAAAAGTGCAAAAGCCATTAGATTTATCAGCGATAAATTTAGTAAGCTCTGTAAAAGAATCAGTATCTAGTTTAGGGTTTAAGTACCACAATACAAGTAAATGCCATTTTAAACTTTTAAAAGTATTAATCTTAGCTTTACTTTTGAATAGATCAAATGCATTATAAGTACCTTCCTCGTAAAACCAATAATGATTAGTCTCTGAGGTTGGTGGTTCTAATTTAGTATTAGGATCTAATCTTGTAATAATTCTATTACGATGCAACCAATGTATATTCCTATCGATGCTACCTTTGTGTGACATTAGCCAGTTACTATAGTACTAGATAGGCTTTTGTCACAGTCCGCCTGTAACGTAGCAATAATAATCCGTTTTTCTTCGTCATGAGGATATTTAATTTCATTAAATTCCCTGATTTGTTGTTTAAGGTCTTCGGTCATAAATTAATTCTTTATTAGGGTTTGCTACTAAATGTTTTTCGCCAATGTAATAATTCCAGTAAGCTTGAATACTACAATCAGTTTTATACTCGTCTGGCATACACTGAGGCATTTCTGTTAGACCAATATCTGGTATACCTCTAGGAGGAGATGACAATATGTCATGACACTTTGTCCACGACAGATGTATTCTACCATACCTAGCTGTATACTCAGATGCTAAAGCCTTAAAATGATTGTACAACCACATATAGTTTGCACGTGATGTTCTAGCCCAGATGCTTGATGGATGATTTAAGTGTGCTACCTTGTAAGGAACAATGGCATCGTCACCTAAAACAGCGTGGTGTGCTGTACATAGCATTTGAGCAGACTCTAAGGGCATTTTAACTACATGCTTGTTATACTGTATTTTAGCGGCTTTAACTGGATCTTTATCTAAATAAAATATATTCATACTAATTTTTAAAGCCAGTAACTTCCTTGCGTTCATTAGCAATTTCAATAACTGAAGCTTCTAGAGCATCAAGCCTCTGCATAATCATAGCAAAACCTTCATTTGTTTGATCAGCGATAGCTTGATCGGTTTCTTCTAAAACCTTTATCTTAGGGTTAACAGGCTTTTGTCCTGATTTAATTAATAATAGTATAGTAGGTGCAATACCAAAAAACATAATTGCAACCGCTGCTATTGTACTAGTTATATAAGTATAATTCATATTAGTCTTCTTTATTATTTAATTCTATTAATTCTGCTATTGTCATTTCTTCTACCTCTTCTCGAGTGTAGTGATCCTTGTTGGCTTGGTATGCTCTTTCCCAAGGGTCAATTGTTTCATAGTTATTCATAATCTCTTATACATTTAAATAAAGGGTGACGGTAACTGTTTGCTTTAGTACGTTCGAAGTATGTAAACGTAGCAGTTTTACCAACCCAGGTTTGCATTTGTTTAAAATTTGTTTGTAACTTTTTAAAGTTGTCCATCACAGGTATGCCGAACTGTATACCTTCAGAGTCTATAGCTAGAAACTTACCGATAGTACCGATACGTTTGCCTTTACCTTCAACCCAACCTGTTATTTGAGCTTCAGAGTCGTGAAAGTCTTTGAATTTACGTAAGCTGTGAGATCGCTTAGTTTGGTAAGGCGTATTTATACGTAGTATAGAGCCTTCGAAACCTTTAGATAAGTTTATGCCGTGAATTTGCTTAGCATACTTTTCTGCGTAAATCTCGTGTGTTTCAACGTGTTTAATAATGTGATTGTTAGGGACATTATTACGTATCCATTCATCACGTACATCAAAGTTCACATTATCGTGCGTTCTAAGGCCGTCTAAGATAGCATCATAACAATGAAACTGAACTAATCGTTGTGATTCATCGCGGTGTTCTGATGTAGGTTTTGTTTTACGAACACAAGATATAATCTTTTCGAAATCATTCTTAAGATCGTGGTTGTATAATTCGCCATCGAGTACTACATCAGGGTTTAACTGAAAGAAAGGCTTTAGATTAAACAGTACGTGGTCAATATTTTTCCACTCTTTACCTGTACGTGAGTAAGCTGTTACAATGCTATTGTCACACTGTATAACACAACGAACACCGTCCAGTTTAGGTTGTATAAAATTCTTGACTGAATAGTCAATTGGTTTTTTACTGACTGGATATGCCAGCATTGGTTTGTATCGCATATTTTATTGTTTATTATATTATCTTTTAGTGATCGTATTTAGTTTGTAAATCCATAGGTTTACCTACAAATATGCATTTATCTTTTCGAACTAACTTTTTACAACAGTCGGGTTGATCGCATATAGCTTCGTCACTGACTTTAAACACACTAATCCATGTAGATTTATCTAAGTGTTGCCAAATGTAGTATATATAGTCAAGATCTCCGCGTTGTGTATCTAAACTGTCTATTTCTAAATTATCAATTTTAGTACTATCTACTAAAGAATCTGCTATATCTAAACCTAAACCTTCCGGGTAACCATCACTGTGTCTGTATAATTGTGCATGCCATTTCTCTGGATGCTCACTAAACGATACTCCTTCTTCTCGTGTAGCAAATCTGATTATTGCTCTAGTTGACATACATATAAACATAAAGTGCACCTAAGCACGTTCCTAAAAACCATCCGAAAAATAATCCTACTAGCGTGTAGTAGGCTACGTTTTTTAATTTACTTGTACTATTCATTGTTTTTTACTTTAAATGCATTCATTATTGTTACTAATGCTAATGCTGTTACTAATATAATTATAATGTTTTCTATCATATCATCTTATTTTTGTTAACTTGTGAATCTATTATGGTTGAACCCCAGCTGTAACAAGCTTGAGGCGAAGAGAATTTTCTTGAGTACTCTGTCAACCAATTACCAGTTTTATCGCTTTTTCTGTATATACCACAGATCCAGCCTGAATCTTTCTCTGATAGTGGAGATACTTGTATCCACCAACCATCATCTAAGAATCTATTATGTTCAGTTTTCATACTCATTGTATAAGTTCACCATACCGTCAATTAAAGATCTGCCGTTAGCAGTGTGAAAGCCATAACTATGAGTGTGAAGACCATCTATCGGTCTATTTTCTAATAGTAATTGCATTAATTCGTAAGAATCATAATCAACCTCAGCTGATATATCAGTTATAGCACACGCTAGTGCTTCACAGTTATGTCTAGGTGTCATACCTAGATCTTCTGTTATATACTTTTCTACTTGACCTGCTGTCATCCTAATAAATCTATTTTGCTTAATAATTCTTTTGCTTTTTTCTCCACCATTTGGTCTAAGTAGTTTATTTCCATGTTTCTTGTGATAAGCTGTCTTAACTCATTCCAGTCATAGCTACACCATGGATCACTTGGTTGTTCACAAAACCTTGTCATCGCATGCTCTTTATGCACTTTACTATACCAACTTAAGCAATTACGATTTGGCTTATTCGTATTCCGTTGCCCGAAACCGCATAGCTCGGCTACAATGTCATCAGCTTTTTGCCTTATCTGCTGCATAGCCTTAGCTCTTAACTGTTTTTCTATTTCGTTTGTTGTCATATTTTTACTTTTCTTTGTTTAACTTCTAATGCTGCTATAACGTAAAACGTTATAATTCCGATTATGTAGTATACCATTTAGTCTAATAAGATCATATAAGCTTCTGCATTATTTCTTCTGAACCAGTCTAAACCTTTGCGAAGGTTAATCACAATGCTATCGTTGGCTATACCCATCTCATAAGCTACCGAAGAGCCTATTACGAAGTCGTACATTGATAACTCTTTCGCGTTTAATTTGATTGAACCGCCACCGAAACGGTTTTCTACGATGTCCCCACGCTGATATACTTCTCCTTTGAACCATTTTGGTAATTCTTGTTTTTTGTTCATAATTATAGTTTGTTAATAAATTTCCTACCTTCTAAAATATCTACGTAACTCAACTCAAATATATTTTCATGAGAGAAGTTGATCACAGACCTAACTGTGCTAACTGGTAGGTCTTGCCACCAATAACTTGCCTGTAGTTCATCTTTTAAAGCGTTAATAGAGTAAGGATATAAATCCTGTTGATCTAAAATGTTTTTTTTGAGCGTTGGTTTCATTCTTTGCCATAAGTTTTCCATTAGTATCTTCCTTTTTTACGTCGTTTTTCAGACTCTTTGTTTAACTTTTCTATTAATTTTATGCAGACGTCAGATGAAATCTCTTCTGCGTAGTACATATCGTAAATAAATCTTCTCATATTCGTAATTTTAGTAGCTAGTGAGGGGTCGAACCTCATATAAGTACCATACCTAGCTGGTTAAGCGTGTTATTCTTCGTTTTTAACCCTGAAGAAGTCAGATATTATTTCTTGAAACTCCTCTTTTATAGCGTCAATTAAATTGCATGGGTTACAGTGTGAAACTTGTATTCTATTGTCGTAATCTATTTCAAATTCAAAGTCATAGTTGTCACAATCACTGAAATCAATAGCATCTATATGGACACATAACCTTTCGTTAAGCTCTATTGCTTGCTGTTCTGTTATAGCAGGACTGTTTAACTCTTCTAACTTCCATTGTAAGTCGGATATTTCTTGCGAGTTTTCAGCTTTTTTAGACTGTAGCTCTTGTAACCTTAATTCGATTTGTTCTTTTTGCATGATGTTTGTTTTAGTTTGTTATATTATCTAATAGTGATCGTATTTAGTCTGTAAAAACTGCGTACACTTTTACTTTTTTTACAGTACATATCAATTCTCTTGTACTTTTTTCAACTTTTTCAGTTGATTTTACCCTGTATTTAGGGTTTTTACTGTTTAATTTACGCTTTTTCATAATAAAGTCCTTTATTTATAATTTGTAGCCTGCGATTACTCTTGTTCCGTTAATAATTACTTCAACTGTGTCTGGCGACTTGTTAGCTTTAGCTTGAAACTTTAAACCTTCCCAATTTAAACGAGATATTAAGACGTTATCTAACTCGTGCACCTCACTATAAGCTTCTTTGTATTTTAAATACTTATCACGAGGTACAGTTATTGTACTAAGTGGACGTTTGGAGTGTTTAAACTCACAATTCTCTTTGATTTGCCCGACATTCCAGTCATCGCAACTGTATACTTTGTTATTTTTATAACGGTTTTTAAGTATATAGTTAGCTAAGTAAACAAGTTGGTCATCAAAGTTTCGAATAAAAACTGGTTTTTTAGTCTTATATTTAGCGTATTTCTTATCCCAAGTACTCCGGTATACTTCAGTAGTTTCATACTTTTTGTTAATATACCATGGAGAATGACTATACTCACTTACATCTCGTATATAACCTGATTCATAAATAGCGTATTTATAGGTATCACTAGCACCTGTATATATCAATCTATTTACAGGAACTTCATATACTGTCGTACCATTCTTTGATTGCTTTTTACTCGATATATCTTTTATACCTAGTAGCTCGAACATCATTAGAGCTTCATTTTTTGTTTTTATTTCCATGTTTTTTTTCTTAATTGGTATTAATCTACCTGATTGATCTAAATATCTGTTACTCATAGTACCCGAGATGAGATTCGAACTCATAACCTACGCCTTAGAAGGGCGTTGCTCTATCCAGTTGAGCTACTCGGGCAAAGTGGTAGTTTTACTACCGAAGACAAGTACCGTAACCTTTACGACGACTTGCTTTGTAAATAGCATCAGCTAATTCCTGACTTACTATTTGAATTGTGTTACCAGTTTTGTGGTTAGTTATTGGTGCACATGCATACCTTGCGGTAGTTGAGCAATTAATACATGTTTTATAACCTAAATCTAATCTACCTTGTGGTATTTCTTTTGTACATCTACATTTCATATCGTTTGTTTATTATATTATCCAATGTAGTTCGTATTTATTTTGTATAATTCTCAGGAGATGGTATTTCTGGTCTGTAAGATAAGAACATTTTCATAGCTTCGTCAAGTTGGTCTTCACCATACTTCTGAATACTAGTTATAGTATCTAGTATCTTAGACTCGTGTTGTTGTCCCCATCTCCAGCTTCTACCGTCACTGCTGTACTGATAATACCAGTCGTGCTCCATGCACTGTTTTTCTAATTGTACGAATAAGTGTTTGCACTCGCTTGCTGTTTTTGACATTTTACTCATTTTTATTTTCGTTTAGTATTATTAATTTTAGTACATACTCGCAAGGATCATCCATTACTTTGAAAACCTCGTCCATTCTCTCGTTTAGCAACCAAGCTTCTTCGTGTATAAAGAACTTTTCATTGTTCTCGTCTACAATATCGAAAGCATCGTCTTCCGGGTGATACATCAAACCATCTTTATATAGCCTGTTAAGGAAGTACTTAGCTTGATCTTCACGGTGTATATGAAGCATAAAGTATATTCTAGTAGTATTTATCTTGCTGTGTTTCATTGTACTGTTGTATTTCTATATTTAGTTTCTCTACTTCCCACTTATCAATCTCAGTTTCTGAGACCCACTCGTTGGTTTGTTTTGATTTGTAGTACTCACCGCCTACCATGTAGACTTCATCGTGAGTAAATAATCTATTCTCTGACATAAGTATATCCTTTGTAGTTAAACCATTCATTTATTCCTTCGACTTCAGTTTCATACTCGACACAACCGAAGTTCTTAGGTAATTCACCTACGTTGTATGGTCTCCACTCAGTGTAGAAGGTAACACCACCGATTTCTTCGCTCATAATTATAGAGGAGTCTTCTCGAACTGTTTTAATTGTTTTCATATCTTTGTTATTTTAAATTCATATATATTATCCACACTCATTCGTGTTTAGTTTGTGAATAATTAGTTTCTGTGGTGATGACATACTCCACTAGAGTGCTTAGTTTTTACTCTACAAGAGTTTCCTGACTTAGCGTTTGAGGTACATATAGTAGCAATAACTGTAGCTGCTTTTTTGTACTCATGATTATGTCGCCAACATAAGTCATTAGCGTTCACAGTTAGTAAACATCGATCACCTTTTTTAGTCATAGAAACGCACTGTGTATTCTGAGCGAATAAACTCATAGTAGCAAACATACTCGCAATTAGTAATTTCTTTTTCATAGTAATTTAATTTAATAGTTAATAATTTAGTAGTAGTTTGAGAATCGAACTCACTTGAACACCGTGACTACTTTACTTATTCATATTTGATTTACCAGGAAACAAGTAACTAACTGGACTTTAATTTAGTATTACGCTTCAACAACTTCCGGAGTTGGTAATACTATTGAGATCACTGCATCGGTATCTCTTACTACTTTAGGTAAGTTACCTGAGGAAGTATACGACTTATACTTTGACCAGCAATTCATAGTCTCAAGTGAAGACTTCATTAAGTCGAACGCTTTGTCGTGAGAATAAGTAATTTGATTACCATTTTTGAATGTTACTTCAATGTTTTGACCTTTACCGATTAGTGACTGACGTACTACGAATCTTTTTGATTTTAATAGATTTTCCATAATTTTTGTTTTAGTTTAAAGTTTGTTTGTTTGTTTTTAGTTACGTTTATATTATCCGTACTCGTTCGTGTTTAGTTTGTATAAAAGTAGGTTAATTATTAAGTGGATAAAAATAGTTGAGGAGTATACCACCGTCACTCTAACTGACAGATTGTCATATTATATAATAAACAATATATAAGTAAGATCGGAATACAACTCGGCGAGATCTGACGATAATAGTTAAATAGTAGATCGGCCAATGGAACACACAAAGTGAACCATTTCTAAAAGTGTGACATTAGGTTGTTAGACTAAGATAGTAACAGGCTATTGTCACAGTTTT